GTCCTAACAGCACTAAACATATGATTACCATTTTTTTAAAAAATTCTTTTCCATCATGTCAATTTTAAATCTTTACGTTTACTACCGATACTAGAACCTCTGTGAAAACCAATAATTTGAGTAGCCAATCCAGTAACTGTAGAATATAAACCCCATATACCATCTGAAACACTTGTTCCTCTAAAAGCGTTAAAAGCAATATAGAAAGTAGCTCCTATCCAAGTAAGCACAATAGATAAATCTAAAAAGTAAGGGACTATCTTAGCTAATGAAGTAGAATCAGGGTCATTTTGAATAGATGCGTTGTATTTACGAGCAGAATCCATTTCTAACTGTTGTGTTTTTACTAACTCAGTTTCAAAGTCTTGACTCGCTAGTTCTAATTCAAGTTTTAACTCTCTAGCTCTAATTCTTTCAGCTTCTGTTAAAGCTTGATTTTCCATTTTACCTTCTAATAAATTTTTAACAGTACTTATTACTGTACCTGCGGGTGTCCCTTGTAATAAACCTTCACCAATAGTAGTAATGTCTCCAAAAGTATTTCCTATTTTTTGTAAGAAACTACCAAATTTTGTTTTTTCATTATGCATAATTTACGAGATTGCAAGGATTAGTATTTTTAAAAATCAACACTATAAATCATTGAAGATGAATAATATTTTGAAATATCAAAAACAGATGATGGTTGGGATTCTGCTTTTATAATTACCTCAATAAACATTACAAATTCTTCTTCGGTGATTTCATTTATTTTTAAAAGTCTTGTTAAAATAGGAAGTAGCTCAGACATACTTAAGGATTTAAATTAAAACTATGCAAATATATACAAAATTATTCATAAACTTCGTACTTTTCAAAATCTTCAGGGTTACTCCCTTCATAAAGAAACCATTCGGTACTGTGATTGAATCTTCGTTTTACCCACGTTCCTTTGTATAAACGTCGATACCATCTAAAACAAGAAAGAAAAGAATCCAATAATAATTTCATAATTATTTCAACAATTGAAAACGAGGGTCTATTTGTTTTCGTTTTATCCACGCTTTTTTAAAATGAATTTTATCAGTCTTAAAATCACCAGTGTAATCAGGTAATAACTCTTCCAATATACCCGAATTTAACGCTTTCAGATATGCTTCAAATACTTTATTCATTTAACTAAATATATGTTTTTTTTAATATGATTAACGGTTTGTATATAAAGTAACTCTAAAAGATTTTGTCTTGATTTATAAACAACTTCTCCAAAAAGTTTTTTTAAAAGATTATTGTAGAAACCTATTTTTATTGGCAGTTTAGGTAATTTTTTAACGGTTTTAAAATAAGTTATGTTAGAAATCAACCTCGCTTTAATTAAAAATGTTTCAAAAGCGATATATTCTTGATAACCACTATCGTCAAGAGCTTTATAATAAATAGCTATAGGTTTTAATAGTAGTTTCATAACGTCAATTCAATAATCATTTGATTTACATTGTTTCTTAACGAATATAAATGTTTGTCGTTATTATATAAAATATAATCAGCATCTGAATGAGATATTTTCATGGATGATTCATTTTCTAAAGGTAAACGTTTAGATGCTTCTATCCAAATTACTTTATCAATAAGTTTTTCTTTTTTAGCTTTTTGTAAAGATACTGAATCTCTACAACCTGTATAAATATCAAACGGCTGATAAAATTCACGAATTAGACGAATCGAATCATTTTTTGTATATTCTTGAATCATATTGTACCACAACGCTCTATGATTACGTCTATCTTCAAAACAATCAATAAAGTTTGCATATTTATCTTTCATTTGAGGAAAGATAATATTCTTAGCTACATATAGACTTGCGGGTATATAACGATAGGGTCTAATTTGTGACAGCATTGAAGCCACGGTATCTTTACCATGACCACCGTGTCCAATTATCATTAACTTACGCATATCGCATTATTTATATTTTTATTAAATTCTACCGCTAATAAAAGCGATTTAAATATTTTAATCACTTTATCTATTTGTAAATTACTTCTTTTCTTAGCGATTGCAATAATAGTATCGTAATGTGTAAGGGTTACCGTAAAAGATTGTTTAAGCTCATTTAAAATATTCTCTGATACTTTTAAACTCATAATTTATTTTTCTTTGTTTTCCAGTAGGTGTGGATAAATATTTAATAGGTGTAAAAGTCTTTTTAAATAGATGTGAGCCTTTATTAGAGCTTCCTGGTATTTTGACTAACTCTACAAAAACTTTGTGTCTTAGATATAGCCATTTACGTTTTAAATTAACTTCTGTTGTTTTACCTCGAACATCTATAATTGGTTTTACCTCAAAATACGCAATGTTTATTTCATCATTAAACGTTAACCTTGTTTCTTTTCTCGCTCTTGATGAAACCATCGGATTAGAAAAAGGCTGAAACAGATTTTTTTCTTTAAGTACTTCACATTTAAAATCAGGTGTATATACTACATCTTCAAATAAAGTCTTATTTTTTGAATAAACTGCTTCACAAAGCGTAAACGACTCAGACCTTTGAATATTTTTAACAATGCCTAAATCTTGTAATTCTAACAGATACCAATAAAAATGTTTTTCTTCTTCACTATCAAACTTCATTTTTTTGTAATTTAACGGTATAAAACTTATCGTTTAACTGCATAGAATATTCACCTCCAGTTTCTAATTTTTCAAGTCTTTGTGTTAATTCATTTATTTGACTAGGTTCAAATACTTCTTCTTCAGTATCTAAACGTTTCATTAAGAACGCATACCTAGATATAGTAAAAGGTAAAAATAAAGAAAATAATATCATCGGTATAACTTGTGTAATTTTTAATGACTCGTCTAATATTTCGTAATATACGAGATTGATAATTGTTTCAACAAACAAATATACAAACGCTACCCATTGTACTTTATGAACCGTATGTAAAAGAATAGACCATGAAATAGCGATTGCAAATGCTGAACCGATTAATAGATTAAACCAAAATAAAAAACCCTCGTATCTGCCTTCAATCACATTCATATAAGCAAATACGGAATGAGAAGATTGAACAATTAATGCTAATACTAAAGCAATTAAAATATGGTTAGGACTTTTTAGTTTATTAATTAGTTTATTTTTTAGATTCATTTTGATGATAATTTAACATTAACTCTACTGCTTTTTTCATATAAGTTACCGTGTGTACTTTACGTAAAGGTTTTTTTGTCATATTCGTATATATAATATGTTCAATTGTTAAATTACTTATCTTATAACCTAACTGTTCCATCATCCAAGCATAAATAGATAATTGTAAAGAGTAATGTGTAAAATTACAATCATCTAAGTCAGAAATAGGGTCTTTCATCATTTGCTTATGTTTTGTGTATGGATTTTGATAAGATTGAAAATCTAAAGTCTTAGAAGTTTTATAATCACAAATATCAATATTTCCATTTTTATAAGTTGTAATTAAATCAGCAGACCCTGCTAACTTGTATTCGTGATTATATAAACGTAATTCAGGATATTCTACTTTATAATCAGCCGTTAAATTAGGATAGCGTAAATCATAACCAGAAAAATCGGATGGGTAACTATATTTCTTTCTATAGAAATCTTCTTGTTGGTCGTGAAAAGAAGAACCTTTAGCTAAAGAAGTTTTTGATTTTTCATCCCATTCTTTTTTAATTATTAATTGTAACTTTTCTAACTTTAACTTTTCTAACAATTGCCAAAGAGAACCTACTTCTTGGTGTAATGTTTCTATATTTAGAAACAGATTTTTATCTTCTGTTTGTAAATATTTTAGTTTTAATTTTTTCCATGTTTCATGTTCTTTTACACTTATCAGCAATCTTTCTACCGCTTTATAACGCAACCAAAAAGACGAATCAAATTTAGGTTTAAAGCTTTCAATAAATTTAGTAACTGAAGTATATCGCTCGTTGTCTTTATTGGTATAAATGTGTTTTTCATCATTAAACCAAATACTATCATCAGATAAATAAAGATTCATATTTTAGTTTTTAAAAATTTCTGTTTATTGTTATTAGGAAGTTTAATAATTTCTTTTAAAATCTCCTTTCTTTTACTTTGACTACCTCTCCACACATACATAGGATTTAATTGGCATCTACCTTTATCTAATCTAACCGTTCTTTATTTACTTCAAGGATATTAATATTACCGATTCTTCTAAACATATACAAAAGTAATGGTATCTCTATTACTGATTTTGTTTTACAGAAAGCCTTAAATAAAGAAACGTAAACCTCAGTATATCTTTTTCTTATGGGTTACTTTTTTTAGCTAACTCTTTTAATTTTTGAATTGTACCATCTTCAGTATGTTGAAGATATTTTTTTACCGTTCTATAATCTCTAGTATCTTGATAACTTATTTTTTTAACCTCTTCTAATCTATTTTTTATTTTTCCTTTCCATACATGAAAAAGAGAAACTCGGTATCTACCTTTAGATAAAGACTCCAACCAACCTAAATTTTTAAGTGTAGCCATTGCTTTCTTAATTGCAATATCGGAGTACGTTAAATTATTAAGAGCTAAAAACTCTCTGAAACGTTTTCTGAAAATAGCATCGTAACTAACAAAGTTTTCATCATCCATTTCGAGTACACAAAAAAATACCAAAGCTGTTGGACAATTAGGATTTAATTCTAACATAAATTGTAATTGCACCTGATAAAACTGAACAAACTCGTCATCTAACTCAAATTCTAAATTTTGAGTTTTTCGGTATATTATTTCTTCGGTTGTACTAATTCTTATTTTTCGCATAGTATACTTTAACTATCTTTATTATTATCAAAGATAAAAAAAGTATACCGTTAATCAAAATAAAATACTTTTATCTTTATTAACATTTATTAACATAAAATACTTGATGTTCACTTTCGTACATCTCGAAAGTATACGTGGTGTATACCTACATAGGATACACCACGTTACCCTACGGGGATACACCACGTACCCCAATAGCGTTTTAAAAACCGCCTTACAACTATATTAAACATAATGTATACAATGTTACCCTATATATATAAAGGATATTAAGCCCGAAATGAAATTACCTTTGCTACGACGAATGGGCGTTTATAAAAACATAAGCTCATAGTAACATAAGCTCATTTAACTGGATAACAAGGCTACATACAATCAAAATAAAACTACCTTAACGACTTAATCGACCTGTAAGCTTTAGGTAAATAAAGTACCGTGATTAAACACACCCTCTTTGGTTCACTATTAAATATAAAAATCATATTACCATAAATTCTTAAAGTCCTATTCTCGGAAACTAATAATTTAGCAAGTAGTCGAAACAACCCCCCGTCTTCTATATTCTCATACTTAACCCCCCGGTAGTATGCTCTCTTCGCTAAAGTCTCTGCTTTAATATTTGATTTCATGCGTTCTTTTAACCTTTTTTTTGCGTGTGTGGTGATTATAAAAAGCATAGTATTATGTTTAGTGTTGATCAAGAGTACTGATTTATAAGCAGAATCAAAAAAAAGAGCATCTGATTTAACTAAGGGATTATGAAGTTAAAAAAAAGTGGAAAACACAAAAACAACTGTACAGTAATAAAAAAAAACAGTAACGATAGAAAAAAAGGTTCTGGTAACAAGTAAAACAATTGTGTAATCGAAGAGACAGTGGAGTACTACCAACAGCTCCCCACTCTGCTAGTTTTTGGTGTAGCTACCCCTGATGGTTGCACTGATTTAGTTTATTTCAGGGAATTAAATTTTTAAATATGATTGTTAAAATTAAGAGCTCAGTAATGGAAAAAATTCACGGGGGAGACCTCGTGGAGTTGACCATTCCGGAGGAGATAACTCTGACGGAAAAAATAAACACCGGTCAGCACCGAAAATTAGCTGATCGGGAGGGATATGCGTTGGGTAAGAAACCGACACCCGCACAAATCGCTAAAAGAGAGGATTTTCTGAAACCACTTCAAGTACCAGCATTAAATATTCCAGTCACTGACGGGAATATTTCTAAGCTACTGAGAATCACGTTTGACCGAGACGTGACCACCGTGCCCGCTGGGATGCTAGCGGTGCAACTGTACCCAGCAATAGGTGGTGAAGAGGTAGAGGGTAAGGTAGGCGTTTTTGGTAAGGCACTGTTATAGTGCCTTACCACCCTTCGGGGATAAGTACACTCACGTGTATTAACTAATCTAGGTGATAGCAGATTAGCAACACGTGTATTCACTTTTTAATTAAAGTTCCAGTTGACAGCGGAACATTAACAATTATTAAGAGAATTTAACAAGCCGTTAAGATTCATTAAGAAAAACTTAATGAAAACTTAACACAATAATCATTGTAGAGCTTGTTAAGTGTATGTATTTTTGTTGGAAAAGTGAGTGTAAGTGGTTGATAATCAACAACTTAAACAAAACCTCACTTTTCCGACATCCCGAAATTACTGCATATTTTAGGTACGTATGCAGTATATAATTTAAAGTGCCTAAAATCGGTGAGACGGTTACCAATCAGGTTCGATTCCTGACGATTTACGAAAGTAACTGTATATGAATTAGGCTCTTGTGAAATACGTGTATCTACTCTTTTAACAGTAGAAGACATATACTAAAGCAGTTAATAGTATTAATCTTTATTAATTTTTAAATATTAAATTGTATTTTATGTACTACATAATTCACTTAGGAGGCGTTGTTCAAAAAGCATTTCACTCGAGAACAGAAGCCGAACTTGAAAGAACTAGGTTAGCTCTTTCAAAATTACCATTTCATAATATGAAAGTGGTAAAAAAATAAAAAACTGCTTAAATACCTAGCATTACCTAAAGTGGTGATGCTAGGTTTAGGCTTTATATTCAACAATATTGAACTAAACGCCTCAGTTATCGCACCGCTTGAATTAATTGTGCAAAAAATTATAGTATTTCTTAGCAATTAATTATTCCTACTTTTACTTTTTCATTTTATTGAAAAGGGTTTATAGTAGAAGTTGTAATATATGTTTGTAGGTATAAACTTTAGTATTTAAAATAATACTATTTCAAAAACAATAAAAAAAAATGAAAAAATTAATATTGATATTAAGCGGATTAATGATGTCACTAAGTTTAATGGCACAAAATGATGAAATATCCGCTATTGAATTAGACAATGCTGAACTTTTTACAAGAGGTTATTACATTGAAGATGGTAAGACGCTTGTAGAGTTAAACTTTGATGTTGTGAGAACAACTCAAGGTAAATGGGTTATTTTTAAAACGGATGACCGTATCGAAATAACAGCTTTACCAGAGTTGTTAAAAGGTGCAAAATTATATCTACATGGTGGTAGATATGAAGTTTTTAGAATTAACAAAATTTTAACTATTCTTGACGAAGGTAGCTATAGCGTTGCAAAAGGTAAGTCTAAACGCAACCTTGAAAAAAAGCTAAATGCACTAAGATATGTGCATCAACTTGAAGGTTTAAAACTTTCAAAAACAAATAAATAATTTTTTTTAATTTATAAACATTAAACAATGAAAACATTTGCGTTTAGTTACACTACTCGGGGTAGAGTCATTGTAACAGGTATTGTCGAGGCTGTTGATAGGAAAGCAGCTATTAAAGAACTACAATCAGAAGGAATTGTAATCCTTTCAGTAGTTCAAATTTAATAGATAGGGAGAATAATATTCTCCCTTTTTTATTATCTTTAAGGATGAAAAAAAATCAATATCTTATAATTACCGTGGACTTTACTGAGTTAAAGTTACTTAACCTTCGTTGGTTAATCTTCATTCTTATGTGTATTATTTTTACAATGTTAGCTAGTTTTAAAATCGAACCTACTATTAAAACAGTAGAAGTTAAAACAGCTTCTCAACCTGAACCGAAAACTGTAATTTTCAGTAAAGATGAGTTTATTGTAAAAAGACAGCAATTGGTATTTAAATACTTGATTGCACACAAAGTGAATCGAGTAGACCAACTTGATACAGAAAAAATTAAAGAAATGAATACACAAATAGCAATAATGTTCAAAAAGTTATTGTTAAATGACAATACAATACGTCAACATGTGTATGATTTCTTTACTGATAATAAGGAAGTAAACAAAATTGAAACATCTTTAATGGAACAAACGAAGTTTCATATTCCGGCTTCTATTATTCTTGCACAATCTGCGTTAGAAACAGGTTGGGGAAGTAAAGTAGTTAATAATAACTATTTTGGAATTAAAGATAAATCTCAATTTTCTACACCAATTATCACTACAGAATATTTTAACGCTAAAGAAATTAAAAAAAATAAGCGTAAAATTATTTCTAAACAAATAGTTATAAAAAAAGGTAAAAAACTTTACAAATGTAAAGTAAAAGACCGTTTTAAAAACTATGGTAGTGCTTGGGAATCGTTTAGAGAACATTCTTTATTTTTATCTACTAATATTCGGTATGCACCGTTGTTTACAAAAGGTAAAAATTATAAAGAATGGGCAAATATGATTGGTTCTACAAAGTATGGTGGTGTGGGCTACGCAACATCTCCAGTGTATGGAGAGCAGTTGAAAAGTATAATTGAAAAATATAATTTACACTTGTTAGATTATTAAGTATGCAATACAAATTTAAAGTTCGATTAAATAATCGAACATCAAAAGTAATAAAAGTAGTAAGTGAAGACATTGTAGAAGCAATGTGTAAAGCTTATGACACAGTTGAAAGAAAAGGATTTCAAGTATTAAGTTTAAAACAACTTAATCATGAATAAATTCTTTTGTTTTGTGATAGCACTTGTAATACTGGTGCATGTATTCTTTTACATCAAAGGTGATATTTTTATACCTGTTGATGTTCAACCTAGACAGAATGTAATTATTAAAAATTGCAAATGTCAAGTAGAATGGGTGTCGTTTGACAGAACGTTATTTGAAGCAACGTGTAATGGAGTAAATAAAATATACACTGCCAAAGATTTAAAATAAACTTAGTAAAATTTAAGATTTTAAACCCTTAGTCTTTTAAATTAAGGGTTTTTTGTTTTTAATTTTTAACGCTAAAATATAAAATAATGAAAAAATTAGTCAGTTTTATAATTCTTTTATTTGCGTTTAATGCTCACGCACAACTTAAAGAAGCAGATAGTCTATGTTTAGCTGGTAAATTTAGAGAAGCTAAACAACTTTATGCAATGATGATTTTAAAGTCACAACATCCACGTGTAAAGTATAAACTTTGGGAGCGTCAAGCATTCGCAAGTATGCAAATGAAAGACACAACTAATGCCATTACAGAACTGCATATCGCATTAGATAATTACCGTTCAGACGACGGAATTCGTCAGTTGTTATTTATTATGAAAGCTTCTAACAATCCAAGATTATTAGATGCTGCAATATTATATGAACAACATGCATTAGTTGTAAATATTTATTTACAAAAAAATAAGAAAGCGTCTGCGAAAAATTATTTAGTCCAAGCAAATGTGGATAAAAATTCTCATTTGTGGCATATTTTCAAGTAGGTAGAATATAAACAACTAAATTAAATAACATGAATGAAATCATTTTGAATTTATTAATCGGTGTTAGTGCATTTACTTTATCTTTTGGGTTAACTGTTTTTGGTTCTGTAGTAACCTCTATTAATACCTTTGATTATAATCAATGGGAAAAAGAAACCAAAGAAAAAATGGATTTTGAACAAGAATTCGACTTATGGTTGTCTTTTAAAAATGATGAAGATGAAGATTTTGAGTTTGACGATTTTAAGTTTGATGATGAATCTGAATTAAAAATTTTTTAAATAAATTAAAAAACAATGAATAGAAAACATAAAGTAAGTATTGGAGACATCTTATTGATGAAAGGTGCTCCTAAAAAACAAAAAGATACCAGAAAAATCACTAAAGCAGTAATTCTTGCAAATTATATTACGCAAGAATACAAATTTCGTAAAGAAGAAAGATTTTGTCATAAGTGTATTCAACGTTTAAACACGGAAGACAAAAACTATGAATTTAAACTACGTAATTTAAAAAAACAAATGCGTTTTTATCGTAGTAAAGTTCAAAGCGTAATAACGCAAAAAAAAGTAGTCTTAAGTGCATAATTTAAATAGGTTTTTCATTGTTTTTAAAATAATGAAGAACCTATTTAATAGTTAAAAAATGTTCAAATGATAAAAAATGCATTTCAGATTAAAGAGAGAGATATTGTACTGGTTAAATTAAGTAAAGTGTATGATAACGGTAGAAAAAAAAGACCAGTAATAGTAATTAAAATAAAAAATGATAAATTATACGTACGAGCTTTAGGTACGTCAATTCCATTAGGTAAAAATTATAAAATGTTTAAACCTTCATCAGATTGGTTTGAAGGTTCTTATCAATTTCCAAGTGAGTTGATTCTAGTTAGTGAAATAGCAGAAACTACTTGTAAAGAAGTATTTGAAGTTATTGGTAGAATCACTAATAAAGGATGTAAAGAACTAAATATATAATTATTAGCTTGACAATTGTATTTTAGTCAGTTTACCAAACAAACAACTTATGAGGTATTTTATAGTAATCCTTTTATTGTTCAGTTCAATTTTGTATGCGAGTGCTCCTCGTTTAGAAAAAAACTTAAACGTAGAAGAATATTATGATTTTGAACCAATGGATTACAAAGAAGCGTATGTCTTTCTTTTGTATTCTTACAAAGATACTTTTACAAAATACAATATCAATCCAGAATTAGCTATAACACAAGCTATACAAGAACAAGGTTTTATCCTAGATGATGAATATTTTAGAATTTATAACTTAACTAATAGAATAGATGAATATCATCCTACTGAATTAGTTATTGATAATCAAACGTTGCGTTTACGTCGTCATAGAATATATGATACGTTAGGTAAAGCAATTGCAGATTATTGTAAATTCTTAAATAAATATAATCGTTACCGAGGAATATTTGAAACAAATGATATTGTTAAGCAAATAGAAAAAATTGGTAATTCAGGATATGCTGAAGATAAAGAATATACTACTAAATTAAAAGTAGTTTATCTTACTTATGTGTGGCAGACAGTAGTTAAAATTAAAAAGTCTAAGATATTAGTAACTTGTAAAAAAGAAAAAGTAATTCTAAAATTAAAAACAGTAACAGGAAAAAAGTGGATTTTAAACTAAAAATCTTTCTTAAATTCCTTTTAAATTATGAATGTATTAAAACAGAATTATGAAAAGTGGGTTTTTGCTGGAAAACCTAATTTAAGTCCAGTGCGAACAGTTATGAATCCTTTAACTAAGGAAAAATTAATAAATCCTAAGTTAATCGAAGAAGAGATATGTTATCGAAGAAGAATATTTGGACCAGTAGAGATATATCAGACACCAAAAGAAAATTCTTCTTTAGCAACTCCAAAAGGTAAAATGATTATATTACGACAACAAGAAGTTACATTTTATCTTAATAAAAGTGTTCAGATAGAAATGGAAAGTGCAAAAAATGCACAATTGGTTTACGGAACGTTGTTTCAAGGGCAAGATTTAATTATTAAACAACTTCGTAATGATAAAAAACTTGGAATACAACCTGAGTGTATAAGAGGTATTTGGTTTGACTTAATGGACAACGATGCTTATCGAGTGAATACCGACATGATATATCCACAAGAAGGTTATCCAAATAAATATAGATATGCTGCAAAATGGTATGACCCTTTGTTTTATGATAGATTTATTGAAGATAATTTTGTTGCTGGAACGGTATTAAAAAATATTCATATTTCTAAAAAAACTTTCGCTTCTAAGCCAAAAGACTTAGATTTAAAACCATTTAGCCCTGATGGAGAAAGAGAATACTATTATCAGATGGTAGTTAGTGAAGGTTATCAAGAAGACTACGATGAAAGTGGTTTAGATTCTGAAATATCTTTAAAAGACTTTTCTGTAATGGAAATACCAGGTAATTTTCAAGTGGCTTTGGATTTAAGAAATCCTGATAGCAAAGTTTTAATTAAAAAAGAATAAATGAATATTTACGTTCACGATATAGAGGTTGCGCCTAACCTGTTTACAGTTACAATATTAGATTATAATAACTGTGAACAGGTTTATCAGTTTGAAATAAGTTCACGTAAAAATGATTATTTAATGATATATAATTTTTACGTGAACAATCCTATGTTTTTGGTAGGATTTAATAGTAAGCATTATGATGATGTTATAATTTTTATGTTGATTAAAAACTTTAGTAAATATAAAAATAATAACAGTGAAAAAATTTGTGACGCTATATTTCAATTGTCGGAAGATATTATAAAAGAACATTATGAGGCATATAAAGCTTACAAATATCCTCCTAGAAATGTTCAAATAACACAAGTAGACTTATTTCTTTATTGGACACAATTAATTAGAAGAAGTAAACAAATAAGTTTAAAAACGGCTGCTGCGTTTTTAAAAGCTGATAATATTCAAGATTTACCTTTTCAACCAGGAATAAAAATAGATGAATCACAAATAGATAGTGTTTTAGAATACAATTTAAATGACGTAAAAGTTACTTATACTTTAGCTAAAGCAATGAAACAAGATATAAATCTAAAGTTTCAAGTAAGTAAAAAGTACAATAAAAACTATATGTCATCAGATGGTGTAAACATGGGGCTTGATGTTTTAAAAGAAGAATACGCAAAAAGTATTAATGTTTCTGCATCTAAAGTTGTTCCTAAAATACTAACGCATAATTACGTAGACGGTAAAAAATTAATTAATCATAAAGTTAACTTTAAGACTAAAGAGTTCCAACAAGTATTAAATGACTTGTTAAATTCAAGAATATCTTTAGTTAAAGATAACAATGAAAATTCTTGGTCTTTTAAACAAATGTTTAAAGATAATTTATTTGTTTTTGGTGTAGGTGGTTTACACACAAAAGATAAATCAGCGGTAATTAAACCATTATTAAATGGTGAAATATGGGCAGTAGATGCAACAAGTTATTATCCTCATTTAACATTCGTTTACAATTTTTATCCTTCTCATTTAAACTCTACTTTTGTTAAATTGTATAAAGAAAAATACATCACTAGAGTAGAAGCTAAAAAAAGAGCTAAAAAGGCTTTAAAAGAAGGAAATGTAGATTCAGAAGCTGAAATGTTAAATGATTTATATAAACTATTGCTAAATGGTTATACTGGTAATTTAAAAAGTGCTTATGCTTGGGTGTATGACCCAGTAGCTAATTTAAAAATTACTATTAACGGTCAATTATTTTTAACTATGTTAGCAGAAGAGTTTGAATTACAAGGTGTTAAAGTTATTAGTGTGAATACTGATGGTGTTGAAGTACACGTGTTAAAACATCAACATGAAACAGTTAAACAGATAATCAAATGGTGGGAAGATTTAATTGAAATACCTTTAGAAACTGAAAAATATAACTTGATTGTAAGAGAAGATGTAAATTCTTATTTTGCAATAACACAAGAAGGTAAAATAAAAGAAAAAGGTAGATTGATGAAAAATCCTCAATTGTTTTTCTTTCATAGTAGTAATAACTTAGTAATTCCAAAAGCCGTTCAAGCTTATTTTATAAAAAATATTGACCCTGTTGCATTTATCATTAATCATAAAAATATTTTTGACTTTTGTAACACACCAAAAGTAAGTAAAAAATATGAAGTATATTGGGACGATAAAAAACAACAAAGAACGAATAGATTTTACGCTAGTACAGATGGTAAATTTTTGTATAAAAAGAAATTAGATACAGGTAGATTAGCAAATATGTTAAAAGATGTTCCAGTTACATTGTATAATAAACACACCAACGTATTTCCTAATAACATTAATTATCAGTATTACATTTCAAGAGTAGAAGAGCTGCTAAATAAAATAGAACCTAAACAATTAATATTATTTTAAGTATGAATAAAATTGAATTAAACAGAATATTAAAAGATATAGAGATATATGATATTTTAGATTATTATACTCCTGAATCTCTTTTAATGGAAATGGATGAATTAGATATTATTATCTATTTAGAAAAAAAAGGTTTTATATTATCTGAAAAAAAGAATAATAACCTTAAAACAACCGAAATGTTGGAGAGGTTTACACAACTACTTAACGACATTACTAAAAGAAATACTTTATATGAAAAAATAGAAGAGCTTTATAATCAGTAATTATGACAAGAGACGAAAGACAAGAAATCAATATCGTTAAAATACGTGATGATATTGTTAGTAAACATAAAGCTACTTTGTTAGCCGTAACAGGTTATGGTAAAACTAGAGTAGCTTTGAAAATCATACAAAAAGCAAAGACTAAGAATCCAAATATTAAGTTTCAAATTATTGTACCTACGGATTTATTACGTACACAATGGAAAAGTGAAGTAGATTGTCCAGTAGATACTTGGCAATCTTTATATAAATCTAAACCTATACATGTTGATTTTTTAATCATAGATGAAGTTCATTTATTGATTAATACTGAAGAATATATCAGAGTTCTTAAAGTATTTGCATCTTCTAAAATGATTGCATTAACTGCCACTTTAGATGAAACACATTATAAAGCTATGGAAAAATATGGATTTCCTATTAGTGATATAGTTACTAGAGAAGAAGCTGAACAAAACAACTGGATTAATACCCGTAAAGAATACAATGTCAAAATTCATCTTGATTATTTAACTTCTAAAAACTTAATGCGTATCGAAACAAATCTACGAGATACCTTGTTATATTTAGACCCTAAAATAGAAGATTTTGAAGAAGCTCAAAAACAAAAGTGGAGATATGGTCAGTTTAAAAATCTTCGTCAGTTAAATACAGTTAAGTTTATAGGTTATCGCAGTTTAAACGAAGGTATTATTTATATAGGTGATAACAATCCTGAAACTGTTTTACTTAAACACTATGAACAAATTAAGTTTTACAAATCAGGAGAAAAAAAAGGTCAACCTTACAAAGTAATGGTTTCTCCAGCATTAGAGCGTTTAGCTGCGCTACGTAATGTTCCTGTAGGTACATTAAAAAAAGCAATTGCGGATGTTTATTCATTACAAGCTGCTAAGACAAAGTTAGTAAATAACAATACACAACGCTTAAAAGTGTTAAGACGTATTGTTGAATTACATCCTGAAGAGCATAAAATTAACTTTACAATGTCACAAAATTTTGCAGATTTAATTACCGAAAAAATTGGTGGGCTTAGTCATCATAGTGGTCTTTCAGTTAAACAACGAAAGATAAATGCAAAATTGTTTGATGAAGGTGAGGCAAGCTGTAATATGCTAAATTCAGTAAGTACTGCGAAAGAAGGAGCTGATTTTAAAAAAGCTAGAATTTCAATTCATCATGGTTATAATACAAAACAATATCAAAAAGTACAGAAAGATGGAAGAGTAGTTCGACAAAGAGATGAATTGTTAGATAAAAGTATAGTATATAATTTATACATGGCATATCATCCACAAGTAAATAACGGTGAATCAACGTATGAATTAAAATTTCTTAACATATTACAAAAAAACAATAAAGAAAGTCCAATATGGTTAGAGGAGAAAGACCTGATGGGGTAATAGAAATGACAGTTTCTGAAATACGACAAAGAGCGTTAGAAGATAATACTAAAGCTGATGTAGAAGTTATTACACAATTTAAATTAACTTCTCAACAGTTGCTTTTTGTTAAGTTTATTTGGTTAAAACTGACAGAAAGTTTATATTGTTATCTTGATATAAGTGTTTTTGATGAAAATATTAAAAATAAGATTAGCAGAGAAGAAATAAATGAGATGTATGAAAAAGGATTGTTATTAAATCGTTGGGAAAAAGAAGATAACTTTCCTGATTTGATTGAGTTATCTGAAGAGTTTGCGATTCACTTATCTAAAATTTATGGTTTTAAAGAAGACCAGATAGAAAAAGTAAATAAACAACGTAAACGTTATTATCAAATAGCTTTAGAGTTTTGGGAAGCGTATCCTAAAATTATAGAAACATCTACTGGAGATTTTAACGCTAAACGTTTAAGTAAGGGTTTTAGATATAAAGGAGAGTTGTATTACGAACGTAATGACTTATTTAGTATTTATCTTCAACAAATAAATTACAATGAAGAATTACATAAAGAGATTATCAATAATTTAAAAAATCCTGAAATACGTAAGACATTTGGATTTACGTTAATTGGTGATTTTGTAGTTGATGCTGCTTGGGAATCCTTTGAAAATAAACAAAATGTTAACTGGTTAGGTATGTCGAATGAATGAAGTAGATAAATTATATCAAAAGCTTTTAAAAGCTAAACAAGATAGACTTGATGGTATACACCATTCAATACCTTTTAATATTCCAGGTTTACAGGAAAAATTATATGGTATTCGTAAAGGTTTTCAGTATATTGTTACAGCTGGTTCAGGTATTGGAAAAACTCAATTTACTAAAGCGGCTTTTGTTTTTAACGCTATACGCTTTGCTAAAGAACATAATATAGATTTAAAAATATATTATTTTGCTTTAGAAGAAAGTAAAGACCAATTTATTTTATCTACAATAAGTGCAACCGTAAAAAAAGAAACTAATTTAGAAATAAGTCTTGCAGAATTGCAATCGTTAGGTGATAAAATATTATCTGATACTAACATTCAGGTTATATCTAAATATCTACCTTATGTAAAAGACATTTATTCTAAAGTTGTTATTTTAGATACGTTGTATGAACCTTCTGAAATGGTAAGTTATGTCACTACTGATTTGTTAAGTAGAGGAAAATTAATAGAAGAAGTTGATGAAGAAGGTGAAAAAGTTTTTAGATACCATCCGCATAATCCGTATGAGTTTAATCTCGTAGTAGTAGACCATATTGGTTTAATGAGTGATGGAAATAATGCTTGGAATAGAATATCGTCATGGTCAAAAGAGTATTGTTTAAAAATACTAAAAAAACAGTTTAACTGTGCTGTAATTAATATTCAACAACAGTCTGGTGAAAAGTTAAAAGCCCAATATGATATGAAAGGTAAACCAGTAGTAGAAAAAATGATACCTTCTTTAGATGGTTTAGCAGATAATAAAACTACTTATCACGATGCTGATGTAGTAATAGGTGTGTTTGACCCTTTCGTATATCAAATAGAAAGTATGGAAGGTTTTAACATTCCTTCTATGGGAGGTTACTTTCGTTCTTTACACATTATTAAAAATCGATTTGGGAGTATCGGTTCTATTGGAACTTATTATAACGGTTCTACAAATACATTTAAACAATTACCAATCGCTAGTAAATTAACTCCACAAGATTATGTTAAAATTAGACAAGGTATATACCTATAACAAAGTAAAAAATGATTGAATTACCAACAACGCCTATTGAGGCAATACAGAAAGACCCTAGATTTATTATTTTATTCGGTAAACCCAAATGTGGTAAAACTACTATCGCATCATTGTTACCAAATAATTTATTAATAGATTTAGAAGATGGTTCAGATTTTGTATCAAGTATGAAAGTTAAAGCAACAACAGTAGAATCTTTAAGAGATATTATCATAGCGTTGCAAAAAAGTGAACACCAATATGATTTTATCACACTCGATACTGCCACAATATTAGAAGATGTTATTCTTCCTTTAGCTAACCAGTTATACCGAGCAACACCTATGGGTAAATCTTGGGAAATTGATAAAAAAACAGGTTTACCAAATCCTAATGCAGACGTTAAAACGTTACCGCAAGGTGGTGGTTATCTTTATGTCAGAGAAGCGTATAAAAAAATAATTAATTCTTTTACTCCTTATCCTAAAAAAGCTTTAATATTGTTAGGTCACTCCGCTGATAAATTAATTGACAAAGATGGAAAAGAATTATCAACTATGGAAATTGATTTAACAGGTAAACTTAAACGTTTAATTCCTGCAAAAGCAGATGCATTAGGTTATGTATATCGTAAAAAAAATAAAACTATTATTAGTTTTGAAGGTGGTGATAATACGGTTGTTGAAGCAAGACCTGAACACTTAAGAGGTAAGTCTATTATCGTTGCTGAATCTGACGAAGATAATAAAATCACTGCTCATTGGGAACGTATTTTTACATCTTTACTATAAACATTTTAATTTTTTAAAAACAATGGAAATCATCACAAGTAATAACTCCAGAAAAACAAAAAAAACAAGACCAAGTGATTATTTAATTAGAATTAAATACGATTCTAAAAAAGCTTTATATCACAACACCATCAAAGCAAAGTTTGATGAGAAATATAGTTTTCTAATTCAAGATTCAGGTAAAATTTATATTGCCGCAATCAGAGAAAGAGAAGCGTTACTCTCTGATATGCAAAATAACTTTAGAACGCATACTGTACCTAAAATGAAAGACGGTAATCACGAAGTATTAAGAAGTGATTTAGTCGATTTGATTGGACGCTATATTCATATTAACACTAACAATTTTGATGTGAAGGATTGCGATGTTCAAAAAACAATTGAGTTACGTAAATCAGCAGCAAGTAGTGGTCTTAAAGGTGCAGAATATTTAGAATTTTATGAAATCGTACCTGCTAGAGTTGTACCTATTGTAGCTAAGAAAAAATCAGGTACTCTTGGTTTAAATACGGTAAAAGACGATTTTGAAGAAGTTAATAACGAAGTTAAATCAGTAGAGGAAACTGTAAAAAGTAACTAAAAAACAAATTTTTAAAAAGAGTAAAGTTGTTTATGTTTGAACCTCTTTACTCTTTTTTATTTTTCAATATTTTAATTCATTTATAAAAACAAAAAGTATGTTAGTAGGAAAAAAACCATCAAGTAACGGAACAAAAGTTTTAGGTTTATCTAATTCTCAAATTGCATTTTTCAATCCCACAAAAGAAGAGTTAAACGACAACGGTATAATGATTCAGAAAGACCCTGAATATGATGGGGTTGATATTTATAACGACGGAAATAAGTTTCAAATTTTGTCGTTTTGGTTAAAAGATTCTATTCAAATAGGAGATACTACTAAAGAAATTTTTAACAATTTAAGAATATCAGTATCTAATAGAATAGAATATCTAGGTAAAGAACGACAAACTGTTCGTATTATGAACGCTGAATTTAAAGATGCAATTCGTTCTATCGGTACTGGTAAAAAATATTCTACAGTTGAAGAAGCTATCACCGCTATGCAAAATAACCCTAATATGGGTTGGTTCACAAATGCATCACCTTTGTACGCTGCTAGAGAAGGTGAGTTAATGATGTATAAATTTATGACACGTTGGTTAAACTTAGAACCTAATGTGTTATTTGAAGCTTTAGATTTTGATTCTATTGCTGAAGGAGAAGTTACAATTTTTAAAGATACTGTTAACAATCCTGTTAATGCAGATTGTAGAGTTAGAGTTTTATTTTATATTAATGATTCAGGTTATCCAACTGTTTATAATCAAGAGTTTTGGAAAGGTGGTACATTAACTGATAGGGCTTATGATTATATTGCTGATTTTGTAATGAAAGAAAGTCAAGATGGAAATCAATACAATTTACCTAGAGGTACTTATACCACACCTAACGGTTTATCTATTCCTAGAACTTTGATTGAGTATCGTGAAAGTGACTATGGGTCTGATTTTAAAATTAGTGACATCAAAGATACACCCGCAGTAATACAAACAGATAATTCTGAATTACCGTTTTAAATTACAAAAGCATCTGTAGAAATACAGATGCTTTCTTTTTAATTCTTTAAAATAAACAGTATGGTAAGTGTATTTATAAACCGATTTTCTAATACTAAGATAACAGATGTTAATTTAGAAATAGTTCTTAACAACATTAAAAATCCAAGTGAAAGAATATCTAAAAGAATCGATTTAATCCGAGAAAAATATAATAAAGGATTAAATTATGAGAATCTTAAAGCTAACTTACCAGTAATTACATGGGCAGGTACTTTCTCTTCTAAAAAGACAAGTGGTTTAATTAAACCTTCAAATTTATTGTATGTAGATGTAGATGAAAAAATTGATGCTACTAAGCTTCCTTATGTTAGAGCTTATTGGAAATCAGTTACCGAAAGAGGTTTAGGTATATTAGTTGCTTGCAATCACATTACCGTAAATAATTATAAACCAACGTATTTGAAATACGCTGATATTCTTAAACAACAAGGTGTTTTTGTAGATACTAGTGTTTCTAATATCAGTCGAAACAATGTAATGTCTAAAGATGAAAACCTGTTTTATAATCCTAAATCTGAAATACTAATTTGTGCTAAAGATATTCAACCACCAGTACTAGAAAAAAGAGTAGGGAAAGTTAAAAATTATATTAAAACTTGTGATAATATTTTATTTTATGTTTCGAAGAAATACGGCATATATCAAAAAGGTAATCGTCATAATGTGATGATTCAATTTATTATGAGAGCGCAAATGTCTAATATCTCTAAATCACAGGCAATGACTTATTTAATTTCTAAAAACCTAACTAATGATTTACAATATCATATCGATTATATTTATGATAGAAAAGGTTTTGAAGGTGTTTCATTTATTGATTTTTCATTAAATAAAGGAAAGATATGACAAGAGAAGAATATTTTGAAGATGTTTCACGAATAAATTCATCAAAAATTAAAAATTTTGTGGAATATTATATTAGAGGTACTGGTCACTTGTATCAAGAGAAGACCACTCCGAGTACTGAAGCTTTGCGGTTTGGTTCTTTATTACACGAATGTTTAGAACAACCTATTTTAGTAGAAGCTTTACAAGCAGTAGAGTTACCCTTATCGTCTAGTAAAGCAGATGTTGTAAGAGGTAAATACACAATAGAATCTTATGTAAACGCTTTTGATAACTTAGCTACTAAAGCTTATAAAATGGGTGATAAATCTTTATTACCTAAAATAGAAAAAGCCATTGATAAAATAAAAGAAGAGGTTATTGAAATTGATAATCAAATAAATAAAATAAGAGAATCTGGCAGATACCCTATAACTAATTTAGAGTTTTCAAAGCCAATAGAAACAATTAACAATATTAAATTATTATACAATCATTTATGGCAAGATGAAAAATTAAAAGAATTGTTTAATAAAGCAATTTTTGTTAACCGTGAAGTAATAGAATTAGTTACTTGTCCAAAAACAGATAAACTAATTAAAATAATGATTGATGTAGTATTGATTAATAGAGATGAACACATTTTAATAGATTATAAGTCATTTCGTTCTGAAAATTTACCTTCTTTTATACGTCAATGGAATAATATATATCAAGCTGCTTTATACGCTTATGCGTACCATTTGAAATACAAAGTATCTTACGATAAGATAAACTTTTATTTTTTCGGTGTGCATAAAAAATATAAATCAGTAGAGCGATATAAAGTTACAGGAAGTATACTTGAAAGTATTATACATTCTTCATTCTATTATTTAAACAACTTATCTCGAAGTTCTACTGACATTATTGTTTTAAAAGCTTCAGATAAAACAGAACAAGACCGTTATCCTAGTCTTATTGAATTATTAACTAATATTAAATGAATAGTAAAAACAAAACAAAAAATGAAAAGATACGAGATACGTTAATTCAAAATGATAAATTTAAATTTAACATTATTGAATTAGCTAGAATACACGAAACATCTCAGAAAAATATCAAATGTATCGCAATACGGTTAAAACAAGAAGGAAAAAAGATATTTTTAAGTTGTTTATTTCTCTTAATCTTTTTTAATATAGAAGCCCAGACATATAAAATTAAAGAGTTAGCGTTCGATACTACGCTAACAGTCAAGGTTTTATATGATTATAAATTCGTTGAAGTAGAAGATTGCAGTTTCACCAGATATGACAACAAAATGATTGTTCAATTTCAAGAAATTTCTTTTTTCTTTGAGGTAGATAGTATCGTAGTCTCTTACCACGTAGAAGAAATTGAAGGTTTTCGTTGTCAAATAAATAAATTTTATGTAACTGATGACGATGGTTATAAAGTAGATGCTTATGAATATATTTTTACAGATGAGGGAAAACCTTTTGAAAGAATATTTTTATTACTTTGTAAAGCTACACCAATGTTACCAAAACGAAGTTACGCTTTTAAATTAAAACAATAATGGATACAACAACCTTAAAACAAATCGTATGGGTTTCACCTAAAGAAGATTTAAGTAATTCTTTTCGCAAAGATATGTTACTTAGGGTTGAAGATGTAATTGTTATAAATTTAGATGGTGATGAAGCTATAGTTATAAGACTAAAAGGTTCACGTATCGCTTATGACATTAATCAATTTATTATTCATTTTAATTTAATAAGAGAAAATTGAAAAAACCAACAGATGAACAATTGAAAGCGTTAGAACCAGAATTTACATTTAAAGATTCTGACGGAGCTTTTTATCAGTTAATAGGTAATAAAGTATTTTTAAAGCCACCTAATGCGTTAACAGATAGAGTAATCGGTACACTTGTAATATCTAAAAAAAATAACCGAGAGTTTCTTATTTTTATGAAAAAAGACTTAGAAAAGTTTAAACATCAAAAAACAAATTCTTGGTCTGTACCTTATGCTTTAGTTGTTAAAGTAGATGGTATTATGGTAATAAGCGATGAAGGGAGATATAAAATTTTAAAAAAAGATGCTTTAGAACAAGGACAAATTTTGTATTTTTCAAAAAATACGGAAAAAAAATTGTATATACCGGCGAATAAAACGCAATGGAGTAATCGAAGAGGGTCTTTTTATTTTGAACCCGTATAAACATAAAAAATAAACAAATTAAAAAACTCTAAAAAGTGATAAATAAAGATAAAAAATCTTTGCTAAAAATTAAGAATGAAATGGTTAAGAAGAATTAAAAAAAAAGAATGATTACATCAGTGAAACTAAAAAAATTAAAATAATGATACTAGTACTTTTGTTTGCTTACTTGATATTGTTTTTAGATTTTGTTTTTGTATTTAAAACAAAAAAGAATATCTACACAATACATTATCAAGGAATTGTTTGGCTTTTAATTGACCTTTACAAAAAAGAACCTACTTTCTGGTTTAAAATAATTAAGAGCCGTTAAAAATTAACGTCTGAGTTGTGATAAAAGAGTTACATTTGTGACTCTTTTTATTTAAAATTTTAACTTTATCAAAATGATTAATAAATTAAGAAACTATTATAAGCCTTTTGAATATCAATGGTCTTATGATTATTACAGATTACAACAATCTGTTCATTGGACAAAAGACGAAATTAAATTATCTGAAGACTTAAAAAATTGGTCGCAAGATTTAACACTGACAGAAAAAGAAGTAATAGGTGGTATTCTTAAAGGTTTCGTTCAAGCTGAAGTTCTTGTAGGTGACTACTGGCGGAAAGTAGCAGAATGGTTTCCAAAGCCTGAAATACAAATGATGGCAGCCACCTTTTCGTATTTTGAAGGAATACATATTGATTCTTATTCTATGTTAAATGAAGAATTAGGATTAGCCGATTATAAAGCTTTTGTGCAAGATGAACATACAAAATCAAAATTAGATTATCTTATAGACACTAAATCTGAAAGTATTGAAGAGATTGCAAAATCATTAGCTATTTTTTCAGCATTTACAGAAGGTGTATTAATCTTTAGTTCTTTTGCAGTACTTCTTTCTTTTCAAAAAGAAAATTTATTAAAAGGTGTAGGACAAATAGTTTCATATTCTATAAGAGATGAAGACCTTCACAGCAAAGGAGGTATTCAACTATTTAATACTTTATGTGAAGAAACAAAAGGATTAAAAGAACGGTGTGAAAAAGATATTCTTATTGCTGCAAATATAGTATATGAGTTAGAAACGTCTTTTATTGATTCTATATTCAACGGATTTAACGAAATAAGAACTATTAATAAAAACGATTTAAAGAATTTTGTAGCTTTTCGGATTAATCTAAAACTTAATGAAATAGGTTATTCACCAATAATGAATGTGAATAAAGAAGCTGTTCATAGAATGTCTTGGTTTGATTCATTAAGCAGAGGTAGAGAGTTTGGAGACTTTTTTGCCACACGTGTTACAGAGTATACTAAAACTGAGTTTGAAGCAAACGATTTATTTTAATATGGAAAACTGGATTAAAGGAATAGATTATCCTGAATGGATGGTTGAAGAAGGTTTAAAAACACTTAAAAAACAACACCTTCTTGAAAATGAAACCCCCCGTCAGATGTATGTTCGTATTGTAGATACATTATCTGACAAACTGTATGATATGTTTAGAAAGCAAGGTAAACTATCAGCATCTGAATCAAAACTAAGAACCAAAAAAGTTAAATCAACATGGTTTGATTACTTATGGAAAGGTTGGTTATCTCCTTCAACACCTATTTTATCTAACCTTGGTTCAAATAAAGGTTTTACAATTAGTTGCTTTGTTGCTAAGACTCCAGATAATTTAAAAGGAATATATAACACACTTAAAGAAACTGCTTTACTTACTAAATATGGTGGTGGTGTTGGGATTACTTTTGAAAAAGTCAGAGGAAGAGGAGAAGTTATAAGTAAAGGTGGCTTTACAGAAGGCGTTGTTCCTTTCATTAAAGTATTTGATAGTGCTGTAGTGGCTACTGCACAAGGTGGTACAAGGAGAGGTGCATTTTCAATAAATCTCCCCATTAGGCATAAAGACATTAATGAATTTTTAAAAATAAGATTACCAGAAGGAGATGTAAATCGTCAGTGTCTCAACATTAATCATTGTGTAACAATCGATGATTTTTTCATGGAAGATATTATCAATGGAAATACAGAAGCTAGAAACACCTACGCTAAAATACTATCCACACGTATGAAAACAGGTCAACCTTATATTATGTATTATCATAATGTTCATAATCAAAGACCTGACGATATGAAAAAACGTAATCTTAAAGTAAACGGAACGAATATCTGCTGTTTAGCTGGTAGTACAGAAGTTCTTACTAAAGAAGGTGTTTTTAAAATCAAAGATTTAGTAGGTAAAGAGGTTACTATTTTTGATGGTAATGATTGGGTAAAATGTAATAATTTTAAATCTTTTGGTGAAGATGAAGTTATTAGAGTACATTTTAAAAATGGTAGTTATGTGGACGCTAATAAAAATCATAGATGGTTTGCAGCTAAATCTTATGAAGATATTAGAAGAAATAAATACTATGAAACATTTACATCTGATTTGAAAGTAGGAATGTGGCTTGAAAGTAACTTTAAAAGTTATTTCGGTTCAGAAAGTATGAGAGGTGCTTATATAAAAGGTTTTTTACTTGGTGACGGTACATCACATAGTAACAGACCTTTGTTAAACGTACATTTTACAAAGTACGCATGTTTAAAAAGGTTAATAGAATCGGTAAAAGAGTTAAAACAAAATGAAATTATTAATTCAAATACTATTTTAGACTTTTCGTTCTCAGATGAAGTAATTAATACACCACAATTGGGTAAGCAAAGATTTAAACGATTAAAGGGTTTAACATCAGTAAGTAACGAATTACTTAGTTATTGTAAAGACTATAAACAAAACTTACCTGATTTTACAAATTTAAATGAAAAAGATAAGTTAATGTTACTAAGTGGAATATTAGATGCTGACGGTACTTATAGCAAGGGTATTCAAATTTCATCAGTTCACGAAAAGTTTATAAAATCTTTACAGTCTTTAATATTTTCTATAGGTTATTCTTCTAACTTTGATATTTGTAAACATGAAGGTAGAACTACTGTTTATAGATTGAGTATTGGAAGTTATGATTCTTTTGAGTTATTTGATAAATTGTTTTGCGTAAGATTAAAAAAACCATCAGTAAAGCCAAATAGAAGATTAACAGATTATAAAAAAATTACTAAAATAGAATATTTAAAAAATAAAGAAGAAGTATTTTGTCCTACTATACCTACTACAGGTAAGTTTCTTTTAAGTAATGGAGTATTAACAGGTAATAGCGAGATTTTATCATATCATGATTATGAACACACTGTTGTTTGTGATTTAGCTTCTGTAAACATTGCTAAATATGACGAATGGAAAAATGACAATGATTTTATAGAGCACGCTTTGTTGTTTTTAGATGTTAACTTGCAAGAATTTATAGAGAATGCAAAAAATGTAGAAGGTTTTGAAAACGCCGTTCGTTTTGCAGAAAAGAGTAGATTGTTAGGTTTGGGTTGGTTAGGATTTCATGCTTATCTGCAACAGAACAATATTCCTTTTATTTCTTTCGCTACTAAAAACTTAATTAAAGCAATAGGTAGTAAATTAAAAAAAGAAGGTGATGTTTACAATAAAAAATATGGTAAATTACTGGGTGCGCCTGAATGGTGTGATACAAATAGAAATTTATGTTTATTTGCTATTGCTCCAACAACTACTACAAGTTTAGTTATGGGAGGGGTTTCACAAGGGATAGAACCTATTATAGCAAATGCTTTTATTCAAAAAAGCTCTAAAGGTACTTTTATACGTAGAAATAAAAACTTTGAAAAGTTAATTCGAGAAAAGTATCCTGAAAAAGATACTCCTGAATTTTGGAATACTATAGAAACAACGTATAAAGGTTCTGTTCAACATTGTGAATTTTTAACTGATTTGGAAAAAGAGGTTTATCTTACAGCTTATGAAATAAATCAATTAGAACTTGTTAAACAAGCTGCCATAATGCAACAATATGTAGATCAAGGAATTAGCTTAAATTTATTTTTTCCTTCTGATGTAGAAGGTAAATGGTTATCTAATGTTCATTTAGAAGCTTGGAAACAAGGTTTAAAAACATTATACTATTTAAGAACTGAATCAATTGCTTCAAGAAATATGAACAGTAGTACTTTTAATGATTGCTATTATTGTGAAGGATAACTACAGATATTATCACTTGATATAAAGTAAAAAAAAATTATTAACAGGATTTAACAAAAGCGGTATCTTTCAGGTATCACTTTTATATGACGGAGCGTAAAACCCACCCATCGGAACGTGGGGGGGGTAGTTCACAAAAAAGCAATACTCCTGCGATATACGGGAGTATTGCGGTTATGAGTAAGCATTCTTGCAAACACGCTATACAACTATTTCAGTCATGATAATTCTAAGGAATTTGAAAACAAAAAACTTCCGAATTGTAAAAACTGATATTGTTCGGTATTTGTGCTCTTAAATGAGCGGTAATGTTTTGTATATGGTGTGTAGCCGAACACCTAAAACTTGGCTATAAAATAGATGTTTAATCGGTTATACACTATATATTGTGTTAGCCATAATATAACTTATTATGATAGATGTTTTTGACAAAATAAAGGAATTGCTTGTTTTTGAATCAGATGATGATTTTTACTACTTGCAAATTCTTCAACGAAAAAAAGAGAATCCGCAATTGGGTTCAAATAGTAGAGTTATTAAAAACTATTACATAGGGAGTATTGAATACCTTGAAAGCAAATACGATGAAATAAAAGAATTGTGCAATCAATTTAATGCAAGGGCGATGCTTAGATTAAATAAAAGGTCTTACAGTAACGTTGCATTTAAAACAATGCAAAACATAGCTAATTCAATGGCAAATGGCGAATATTCTTTTATCAAAAAATCATACGATAGGGCTTGCGGAAATGGACACAACGACAAAAACAAGACTTGGATAATAGATATTGATGGGGATTTTGATGATGAGTGGCTTTTAGAAATGATACACTTTATTGATAATTGTAATCCTGAAGGCAATAAATTAGTGACTCAACTACCAACTAAAAATGGCATTCATCTGATAACAAAACCTTTTGATTTGCGAAATTTCAAAAACAATTATCCCGACATTGACATTCATAAGGATAACCCAATTAATTTACACATACCTTAAACATAAAAAATAGAATAATCGTTTTCTTGTCATCAAGAAAACGATTATTTAAAACATTATTAATAAAACTTAAAATTATATTTACATCAAATTATTAAACAAGCAATTCACATTGAGAATAACAAAAAAGTAAATTTTTTACAATATGATAAAAGTATTAATTGGATCTAGCGGTTGTGGTAAGTCTACACTAGCTAAAAATATAGCTACTGATAACACTATTATTTTAAGTCGAGATAAAGCTCGTGAAATGTTATTTGGCTATACAGAAAAATCAGTTCATAAATATTACGAAAAAGAAAATTTAAAAGATTGTGAAAAAACTGTCACAGACTTTATTAATCGTAACATTGAACAATATCTTGATAAGGGGTATGACATTATTTTAGACAATACTCATTTAAAAATAGAATATCTTAATCAAATTATTAGACGATTCTTTTATACAAATATCTCTTTTGTTGACGTACCTAAAACAATGAATACAACGTTACATGATTGTATTGAAAATGATAAAAAAAGAACTCGTCAAGTAGGAGAAAAAGTTATTAGAAATCAATGGAAAGAGTATGAAACCTTATGTAAATCTTTTGATTTTAAAAGTTATGCATATAATCCTAAACCGATTATACAAAATCCTATCTTACCTGAATCGGTTATATTCGATATAGATGGTACTTTAGCCTATAAGGGTGAAAGAAGTGCTTACGATTGGAAATCAGTAGGTAATGATTCTTTGAATAATTATGTAGCCAATGTCTTATTTGCTTTAAAAGAAGAGTATAAAATTATTATATGTTCTGGTAGAGATTCTATTTGTCGTAAAAAAACTATTAAATGGTTAAAGTTTCACAATATTCCTTACGAACTATTGTTAATGCGCCCTCAAGGTTCTTACCTTCCCGATTGGAAAGTTAAAGAATCTATGTGGAGAGAATTAGTTAAAAAGTATTACATTACTTGTATGTTTGATGATAGAAACCAAGTTGTTAATCATGCAAGAAGATTTGGATTTAAAGTAATGCAAGTAAATAAAGGTGATTTTTAAAAAGTAAATTAAACATTAAACATTAAACATTAAACATTATGAATTTTAAAGTTGTATTTAGACCTCAAACAGGTCGTTTAGTAGAACTACTTTCACCAGAAGGTGTATCAGTAGTAAAAGAAGTGAGAAAACAATTAAATCTTTCTCACTTAAATCCAAAATTAATAATACCGGAACGTAAAAGAGAAACCGTAGTAATTATTGAAGTACCTTATGAAGTGGCAGAAAACCTTTCTTCACACTTTGAAAATAAAAACGAGATTGAAGTAACTGTAAATGAAAACGGATTTAATTTATTTACCTATTATAAAATAGATACTAAAGTTAATTTAGAAAACAGTGCAATAGAATCTGTTAAAGTGTCTTGGACTATGGATAAAGATTTTATTTTATCTTCTTGGATACAAAGTGGTGCACCTTTAAACTGGACAATTGAAGAAATTTAAAAAACAATGAAAGAAATAGACAACGTATTTAATTGGTTAAAACTTGCAGGTACAAAAGCAGTGCCTTTTAATCCTGCAATACAAGCTTCTCAAGACACTTTTAATCTTTGGGTAAGTCTTATACAAGAAGAATTAGATGAAGCTGTACAAGCTTTTAAAGAAGCTAATCTTGAAGATTATAAAGATGCTATTGCAGATTTGTTTTGGGTAATTCATAATAGTCCAGTAATGTTTGATATAGAAGATTCTTACAAAGAAAAACTAATAAATGTAGGAAAATCTAACTATTCAAAATTTACTCAAAATAAAACGATTGCTGAAGATACTGTTTTAGCATATCAACTAGGAAAACACCCTAACAAGTTAGGAGGATCAATTGATGCTTACTATCAACAAGTAGGTAATTATTTCATTATCCGAAGGAAAAGTGATAACAAGATTTTAAAAAGTTTGCAGTATAAAGAACCTGATGAGTTTAAAGAGTTATGAAAGTAGAATTATTAAAAGTCTTTGGGAATGATACCATGGTATGTGATGTCGCTCGTGTGTCGTATTTAAAAAGTGCAGATAATTATTCTAAACTCGCTAACGATAAACTGATTAAATATCTTGCAGAACACAATCATTGGAGTGTTTTTGCTCATGCACAACTTCAATATAGATTAGAAATTCCAATATATGTTGAAAGACAGATTGTTAAAACTCAATCTGGCGTAATTTACAACAGTGTGTCAGGCAGATATGTAGATTTTAGCGATACTTATACAACTATTAAGGAATGGAGAAAACAATCTAAATCTAGTAAACAAGGAAGTGAAGGGGTAGTAGAATACCAAGCTCAATGTACAGCTATTGAAGAAGCAGTTATTAATCATTGTAAAGATGCTTATAAAATGTTAATTGAAAAAGGAGTGTCTAAAGAACAAGCGAGAACTATTCTTCCCCTTAATCTCAATACCACAATGATATGGACAGGTAGTTTATATGCTTTTATTAGATTGTGTAAGCAAAGGTTAAAACCAGATGCACAATTTGAAACAACTTTAGTATGTAACGAAATGCTAAAACAATTAGAAAACTATTCTAATCATCCTTTTCAACAAAGTTTAAAAGTTTTTAATTTAAAATCTTTAGACTTTTAAATAAAAAATAATTTTATTACCGTAAAAAATGCAAATACAAAAACGGGAACTTTGAATCAGCTTGTAAAAGCTATTTAAGGTTTATTGGTTACGCAATGTTTCCTTTATGGAGTTATTTGAATTTACAAGAATTTGTAAATAAAAATAATGAAGAAATTACTCCATTATAAGGAGCTGATTTATTAAAAAAATTTTAAAGACTTCGTATTTAACAGAAATGATTTAAGAAGCCTTTAAAAAATGTTAAATGCAGGTTTTAAATTGAAAAAAAATGAATAATATAAGAGAAAAAGTAAAAGAAGTTCAAGATTATTTTGTAATGCGTTTAAAAAAAGGTGAATATGAAGTAATCGAGACAAATGCTTACACAAAGAAAGTAAAAATAGATGGTTATCTCTTCAATGTTTGGATTGCTAATGGTGTGAATGGTATTATAACTTATGATTTAGAGAATTTTATGCAGTTAGAACTTAGCATTAAAGATAAAGAAGAAATCAGTAAACACATTGATTTTGAAACAGGTGTGCTTAATTCTATTAAAGAAAAAGAAGAAGAAATTAGAAAATTAAAAGAAAGATTAAATGAAAAAAGTATTTAGTTCAGGAAGTGAAGTAATACATTTGTTCGCACAACAAATTCAGACAGAGGCAAGAAGTAGTAATGTTTATTTTGAACAAAGTAATTTTGATAAACCATATGGTGATATTATTTATTCTTATGGAAAGCATTATATGTTAGGTAAATTTATCGATGATAATACCATATTAATTAATGATAAGGGTTACTCTAACACTACAAGTAAACATGTTAAGTTATTAAGTGAGGCGACTACTCAATATAAACAATTACGTCTTACTCAAACAGATACTGATTTAGTAAGTCGTCAAATATACGAGTTAACAGTACTTATAGGTAAAGCTAGAAAACCTGAAACTTATTTATATAATATTCAAACTCTTTGGAAAACATATTTAGAAAATAAAAAATATGTGATTTTAGATGTAAATACAAATGAAAAAAAACATAAAGAGTTAGAAGAAATAGTACAACCTTTTTTAGTAAATACTGAAGAAACTATTACAAAACTTAAAGAAGAAGAAAAAACTAGAAAAGCATATTTTAAGTTAAAACGTACCCGTAACATTGAACACTTTAAAAATTATGATATTGATACTTTCACTGATAAATATTGTTATTTAAGAATATCTAGTTCAGGTAAACATGTAGAAACAAGTAAAGATGTTAAAATTCCTATAGCCGCTGCTAAAATATTGTATCAAAAAATATTAGCAAATGAAAATATTGTAGGCTATAGAATTGAACATTATAAAATTGACGAATGGAATGATAAATTTTTAGTTGTAAGATGTCACACGATTCCAATAAAAGAAATTCAAGAAATCGGTGAGAAAATTATCTAATATAAATAAAGAGGGTAGTTATAATACCCTCTTTAATTTTTAAAAAAATATGCACACGTATAATAAAGATATATTTTACAAATTTAAACCAGAACAATACGATAGTATTTTAAAATGGTTTGTAGATAATAAATATACGCACTTTATTCAATCTAATAGTTTAATAGGCGATAGTATTGAATCAATAGAAGATTATATTAAACATAAAGAAAAATCTTCTTTTACATACGATGTTATTGTATATAGAAAAAGTTGTATAAATTGGAAAAGTATACAAGGAGGACGTAAAAACTGGTGTATAGAGTTTTCAACTTCTACTTCAGATGCTATTTTAATGATATACGTGTCTGAAGATAAATTAACAGATTTAATTAGAACATTTAACTTATTAGAGAAATAATAAAAAGATTTATAATTTATTTGAAAAAAAAATGATAATAGGAATTAAAGATACAAAATTAAAGTCTTTTGAATTATCTGTTCAAACGGTATATCAATTGATAGAAGAAATAAATTTTCCAGACACCTAGGAGTTTAAACGGTTAAAAGATTTAAAAGATTATAAACCTCTTTCTTGGAGAACTTGTGTAGAAGAAGATAACATTCATCTTTCAACTTACGACTTACCTATTTATCCAAACTGGTTTGTAATAGGACTTCAAACAGAAAAAGAGTGTAGAAAAGTATTAGCAATGAGTGGATTTGTGATTGATGTCGAAAATTTGGAAATTGAAAATTTTGAGAAGTTAAATCAAAGAGTTAAAGAGTTTTAATACAAAACAATATTAAATGATGAGAAAAGAATTAATTAGTAAGTGTGGCGAGTACAAGTTAAATATTTATCAAGACCGATTTCCCGAATCACCTGATGAAAGAGGGGGTGGGAATTGTTTTTTGTATACGATCATCGTGAACTTACCGTTTTAAAAGATGGGTTTTATCCAAAAGATATATTTGATTATCTGAATACAAAAGACGAACTTAAACATTTTTTAAAAGACAAAAATGTAAATAATCTTTCAGAATTAGACCAAGAAAAATATGATGAGTATCAAGTTGCTATTGATGATTATTTTGATTTTGAAAAAGAATATTATGTATTTCCAGTAATAGCTTATATACATTCTGGTGTAGTACTTAGTTTAAAGGCTAATCAATATCCTTTTAACGATAGATTCGATTCTTGTTGTAATGGTTTTGTACTCCTAAAAAGGAGCGAATTTAACGAAGGAAAATCTTATCAAGTAGCAGAATCTTTAATTAAAGAATGGAATCAGTATTTATCAGGTGATGTATGGTATTACATTTTATTTAAAAAAAAAGTAAGCTATTCTACTACCGGTAGTATCTTTCAAGATTTAATCGATAGTGGGCATATATTTGATACTCAAACACAAAAAGAATATTTTACTGAAAATATATGTTGGGATGAAATTGACAGCTGCGGTGGATTTTACGGAGATGATTTTGAAACAAATGGATTATTAGAACAGATTAACAAAAACATTAAATTTGAATTGTAATGAAAAAAGAATATAGAATTTTTATAAATCACGCTGCATCAATGAATATCTCTTATTTAGATATTAAAGATTGGAACGGTGATGAAAAAGAAGCACAAGAATTTATGCAAAAAGCTGAAGATACTGGCAAGGTTTATACTCTAAAAGGTTTCAGTGACGAAATTAACAGAGGTAGTTTAACAAATCTTTCAGCTTATTTTATTTTTATTACAAAAAATTATTAATCATGAATAACTATTTAGATTATAAAGCAACAGTTTGGTTTAGAATACCAATTGAGTCAAAAGAATCTGCGGATAAAATTATTAAAAAATTAGAAACAGGTTATTTACCATCCGAGTTATATAATGATAAAAATATATGTGAACAACTTGGTTCTTGTGAGATATTATATGATACTGAAACATATTTGTCACCTCAAGAAAACAAAAGTCATAAAACTATTGAGATATTTACCGAAGATTCAGACTTTGCGGATACTTATTGGGATAATATTAATTTAAAAAAAAATTAAAGATATTTTGTTTTATTCAACGGTATTGCGTTTTGAATCTTTTACGGTTTTAGAGAATGAAATTACGGGGGTAGATAGTCTTTATAAGATAACACCCCCTTTTTACAAGGTGAAAATAACAGTTTTACTTGAATATAAAAGTATAGACAACCAGTATGTTGTTTATCAGTTAGACAGCGACAGTGAAGATAGTAATGTTGAAAAAGCTTTTAAAAAAGCATTAGAGAAACTGTTAAATAGATTAAATTCTTATACTGAAAATTTTGTTATTTTTGTTCCTTTCTCTATTCACGAAGTTGTTTACCCACAACTGAAAGAACGGTTAAAAAGAAATCATAAAGGAACGTCAATTGAAATTAATAAGTCCTCTGATTTAAAATAAATATAAATAAAATGAACAAAATAAAAATAATAGAAACGTTTGATTATATATTAGCTGTTTCTAATGAGAAGATTAAAGAGAAATCCACTAATCTTACAAATGGCAGAGACGTATTTGATTATAAAGATATAAAAAAATGTTCATTAGAATATGCTAATAAATATTGGAAGAAAATCATAGCCTACCAACCAAAACACAACAGTGCACCTGAATTAAATTTACCTCTTTTACCAAAAATAGTTGTTGAACCAAGAGGTTTTGACGAGTTTCAATACACTGAAGAAGATTTAAGGAAAATGTATAATTTATCTTGTGGTAAAATAGGATTAGGTTCAATTAAAGATCAAACAGAAAATAACCAAAGATTTCAAGAATTATTAAATATTATTATACAATCTAAATTACCTACTCATTTTTTACTTGAAAAAATTGAAAATAATAAATGTATAGGAACTTATATATAAGAATGATATTAAAAGGTTTAAATATTTTTTTGAACGATGAGAAAATAACTTATAATGATTTGAGTAGATACGCGTGAATTATTACAGACGGTCATTATAAAGTTGTTTCTGCATTAAATGTTAGTTTATCGCAATTGGAAACATCAATAGATGATCCATATGTTGATAAAAAAGATTTTATATAATTTTGTGTATTGAATAAAAAATAAAACAAAAAGAATACTACGATGAAGCTTAATACAAAGCACAAAAGTAGCACTTGCAACTAACAGAATGCAGCTATTAAAAGTAACGGATTAAAAACACTAAACTTTCAAAATATAAATACATATGAAAAAAGAACAGAATTTAAAAAACAGCATAGAACAGACATTAAATAAACCTGTTGTTAAACACAGTATTTTACACGAGTCTTTTTTAGTATCAACGGAATTATCAAAAATGGATAGATATTGTGTAGTATCATTTATTAGACCATTTACTGACGTAGATATGCATACTGCGACAAATATTTGTCAATATACACTTTTAAACGGATATTATTATGCTGAAAAGGGGATTGAAGGTTTAGATAATGAGTTTAAACAAATGTTTAAATCAGAATATAGCCATATAACAGGCATAAAACCAATAGAGAAAAGAAATAAATTCCAAGATTTTTTAGAACGCAAAACTATTGCTTCTGATTTATTTAAAAGGGGAATGGCTCTATATTGTGTTTAACTATATAATTAAGGCATTACATATAGCCAATGTTATGGGTTGTACTCATTAGCCCTAGCTGTTGTTAGCGGTAGTTCTGGTGGACGGGAATCTGAGGATATTTTTTATTTAAAAAACGGAAGTAGAGCAAGACTTTCGCTTGACCATTTTAAAAATCCAGAACCTCACGAATATCAGCTAAGACTATCAGTAAAAGACTGGTGTGCCAGATTAATCGACAGAGGTGATGGATGGGAGGAAGACGAAGAATACGGTAAAGGAACAATATTACTCAGTTATGGTCAAGCGGTTGCCTTGCGGAATCAACTAAATAAGTACATTAATCAGGTAGTAGCTGACTTAGTACACAAGGCGAATTAACGCTAACGTTTTGCAGCTTCCCGAAGGGCGGAACTTTTATCACAAAAATTAAGATGAGTAGTAGCTCATAGTATGATTCAGCACCACAGCCCTGCTGTTTTATATTTAATGTTACGGGCTGGTGTTTAATACTTAAAAAAATGAAAAACATTAAAATTTTCACAAAATCAATGACCGAAGAAGAAAAAAAGGAAAACATTGGTAAACCATTAAAAATGCCTGTTAGGTATTGTTTGGTAGATTGTTTAAAGGATTTGAAATTTGGAAGACCTGTTGAAGATCAAAAACAAATTGATAAATGGATTGCAGAACTAAATGAAAATTAAAAAAGTGTTCCATTTACTTAATAGTGTGATAGGATGAGCGTGGGATTTTTTACCCTCATCTATAATAGAAAAGTATATTGTAAGTAGCTTAAATTAAGCACAAACAATGTAGAAAGTAAATAAATTTGATAACAAGAAAATAGTTTTAAAAAGACCCATAACACGGCTATTTTCTATATACCGTGTTACGCAACGTTTTTTCTGGTGGAATGCGTTTGGTGCAACTTTGGTTTTACCAATACTTCCATTAGTAAGTGCATACAGAGAATGGCAGTTTATAGAGTGGCAGAAAGACTTTGAGTGTAGCCCATGGATTGATGACTTTAGGATAAAAGAAATGTGGGGAAAACTATTAAAAACGCATTACCAAAGTCGGTATGAGAAACTACGGTGGTATAAAGCAGAACGTGAAAAGATTCGATTATCAAATGTTGCATAACGTACAGGTATATGAAAAGTAGCTTAACCACAAACTTTGATATTATACACAGACTTTTCATAGGCTATTTTTTTATATACTCTGTTAGCTGTTTGGTGCAGATTTTAAACACAAAACTTTGATATGAAAAACAAATGTAGTAATAATATTTTTTTAAGTGAGGGTATTAATATACTTTCTTCACTTGACGGCATATCATGTGGTAGGTTAGCTTTAGAACGTGCAGGAATTAACGTGAACAATTACTTTGCTTCTGAAATAGACAAACACGCAATTAAGGTAACACAAAGCAATTATCCTAATACAATACAAATTGGCGATGTAACCAAAGTAAAAGGTGCGGACTTACCAAAGATTGACCTATTATCTTTTTACTAAAAAATAGGTAAATATTACATATAGTAAAAGTTAACATTATAAAATTAAAATTAAAAAATGGGTACAAGACACTTACAAACAGTAATAAATAAAGAGGGTAAAGTAAAAGTTCAACAATATGGACAATGGGATAGATACCCAGATAGTCAAGGTATAGAAATACTCAACTACTTAAAAAATGGAGATTTAAATAAATACCAAAACAAACTTGAAAAGATTAATTTAATTAATCAAAAACAAAGTAAAATAGTTGATGACGATGTAAATTGGAAAAGTAACTATCCTTACTTAAGTAGAGATTGTGGTTCTGATATACATCAAATGATTGAAAACGGAGAAGTTAAGTTTGTTGAGTATACCAATGAAAAAGAAATTAAAAAATAGGGTGTGGTATTTTACACAATAAACTTTCAAAAAGAATTGTTTATTACAAAATTTTATAGTCACTTAGTAAAATTAAAATTAAACAATTTACCATCAGAAAAAGAATATTTAAAGTTGTTTACTGAAAATAATGAAAATCAATATTAAAAATAATTTAATGAAAGTAGAAAAATTTATCCCTGAATCAGAATTGTATACCTGTTTAAAGACATTAATTAAATTAGATATACTTAGACAGAAAGATTTTTTTGAAATAAAAACAAAAGAAAACGCAGAAATCGAATCTATGTTTGTCAATAGTATGCAATTGGTATTAATGTCTTATTCAAATATTTATGATAAATCAACAGATGAAATTCTTAATTTAGTTAAATTAGATTTTGAAGGCTCAAATAACAATTAAATGATAGAAATTATAAAAAACTGGTTTCCAAAAGTAACTTATGAATGGGTTGCTTTTGATGGTATAACAGGAAAATTTTGTTCTTCTGGTTTACACACGACAGAAAGAAGTAAGCCTAAAGAAGATGTTTGGAAAGAACTTCAAATTAAAATTAGAAAAGAAGCTAAAGACGATAGTATTTTTATTTATTCTTTAGAAATATGCAGCTCACGTTAAATTTTTAAGTAAAAGATAATAAAAGACAGTCGTATTTTAAAAGTATATTGAGTGAGTACTAGTATCTTAATGAATATTTAAATCTTAAAAATTTAAAACTTATAATATGGAATTTTTAATTTATTGTATTACTGTTCTTTTTGTAAAAGCTATTCTCGTAGCTATTTTCATAGTTATTGGACGTTGTTTTGAATAATATATACCCTCGATTACCTTTACTGGTAATTGAGGGTATTTTTTTTCTAAGCTTATTCTAATACGTACTGAACACCGTCAGCTATTGTACCAGTAACATTAAAATTATGAGATACTTTTGATATTGCTTTTATTGGTTCACCTGAAGAAAGTAATACTACTGAATCAAAAGTGTTACTGATAATTTTATTTGCCATGTTAATTGAAGCGACTGGATTTCTATCCAAACTTACCACATTGCTTATAAAACCAAACATCATGTTATTAGTACTTCTATCTAAAACTAAAGCTGCGGTTGTAGCTCCAGGAGTTTCTTTAGCGTTAGCAAGTAAGGCATATCCACCTATGTTAGAAAGAATAAAAATTATCATTTCTGCTAAAAACATCTTTAAATTTTCTTTACGTTTACGTTTAACTTCTTCAGGTAAATCTGCCCAACCTTCTAACAAAAGACTACTAAATGACTTAGGGTTTTTTAAGTTGGTGTTATTAATAAAATACATAAACGTATTTAAAATACCTTCGTGATAATCTGTTTGCCAAACAGATTCATAAACAGGATTATTATTTTTGTCTAATACTAATTCATTTCTACTTGTATTTTCGTTAAATTTTGTTTTTTTTATAAGTTTGTATCTTCCTTGTGCATCAGAACGTTTACCTTTTCCATCAAACCAATGACGATAAAGCGTACCGCCTAAATACCTTTGAAACTGAAGTAACATTGAATAACCTACAAAATTGGTATATGCTGATTTATCGGCTTTAGTAAACGCACCTAAAATAGTATCAGCTTCGTTTTTCATGTTTCGTACTTGTTTTACATCATAACCCATAATAGGTTTTCCGTCAACAACTCCCTCTGAAGAAGAAAGACTTTTCACTAATGTTTCATACATTGTAAGTTGTTCCATTTCTTGAGCTGTAGTAAAAAAACTTTTATCTTTCATCACACCGTTAGAATTAAAGAGTTTGGAGAATCTTTTATCTTTATGTGGTAAATATATTAATCTATCATTTTTAATCGTGTGAGCATCCCAAGAACCGTCTTTTTTCATATATGCTAAAAGTATTGCCATTCGAGTAACGTAATCAGGAATAGAGTTAGGTAAAAGAGCATCGGCTTGAGTAGCATTTGCTAAACCATAATTTTGATTAGTTAAGTATTTCGCATGTTCAGATAAATCTACATTAATACCGTATCTACGATTTAATTCTCGAAGCTTTGTAATTGCGGTTTTACCATTTTTAATATCGGCATGAACCATACGATAAGCCCATGCATAATCACTAACAGATGGTGTATTTAAGTTACTTCTTTCGCTTAATTGTTTAGTCATCATTAAGAAGTTAGATTCTACATACTGATTTAAACCTGACATCACATTAAAAGTTAAGTTTGCCATTGTTGTTAACTGCATAGTTGCACCAGTAACACCTTGTATAGTTTTACTCACTTCTATATCCTTAGAAGAACTTCTATCTCTCTTAGAGAATACGGCTGAATCAAGATATAACTCTAGTTGTTCAACCGCTTTGTCAGTGTCTTGGTTATAAGCCATACTTTGATAAAGTAAGTGAGAACGCAAATCATTAATGATTGGTAATACTTTATTAAACTGTTTTTTCTTACTATTAGATAATATAAAAGAATCTAACAATAATTCTAAATTTGTTTCAAAAGCCGCTTTGTTATTATCATCTTTGGCTTGTTGAATTTTTACATCTCTAGCTTGTATATCGGTATCTAAATAATCAAAAACACTAGGCATATATTTTCTTTCTGCCTGTGCTCTTTTAAATTTCATATCATCTTCAAATATTTGGGCAGGGTTAATGATATTTTCATAAGCTTCTCCTAACATTGCACCAATACCTTCATTTTGAAGTTTAGTTGAAGAAGAAGCTTTTTGTAAAGGTAAATCTAAATGCCTTTCAGTATCGTCATCAAATTGTTTTCTTTGACTAGCTGTCATGTTAGCTCTTCTTACCGCATTTACTTCTTTTAAGAAAAAACGAATATAATCTCTTTCTTGCATAGATAAAGCAGTTTGTTTTCTCGATAAATAATCGTAATCACCTGCTTTTTCATCAGGGTCTCGTAATCTATAATTATTCATACCTTTCTCATCTAATTCAAACATATTGTCAAAAGCTCTTAAAAAGTTACCTGAAACAGCATGTTTTAAACCAGAGCTAATTGTACCCATGTTTTTAGAAGTATACAATGCTTTTACTTTATCATAGTGTTCACCTTTTGCAAATTCTAAAACTTCATTACGTATAGCAAACCTTGCTTGATTAACTAAAGAGACTACTGCTTTTTCTGAAGGTTCTACCAAATCATCAGGTTTACCAAACATATAACCATTGGTGAGTGAACCTATTTTTTGTACTTCGTTCTTTGCACCTGGTAATTGATAAGCAAATTCTAATCTTGCAGAACGAAGAAGTGATAAAAATTCAGATATATTCACACTGTTCTCAACCGTTAGCTTTCTCTCTACGGCATCAATTAAAAATGACAATTCTTGAACAATTTCATCTAATATTTTATAATTAATCTCATCTAAATTAGAAAGTTTAGGATGTATCCTAGTTTTAAAAAAATCTTCTATTGTTTGTGTTCCTTCTATTTTTAGACCTTTAAGTAATCTTTCTTCATTGTTTCTTTGAAATTTACTCAAATCTAACATTCTACTTTGAAGTCTATCAAGATGCATAAATGCTTCATCTAAATAAGTAGTTGCGACATTGTCAAATATTCTAACATTGAATTTCTCAATCTTTTTATCTAATTCTGTTTTTACATTTTTAGTAGCTGGATGACTAACTACTTTTTTTAATTGTTTTAACATTTCATCTAAAGTAAACCAATTAAAATTAATTGTTTGATCCCCAACATCTTTTGTAGTTGATGAAGTGCTAATAACATGGTTATACTTTCCTATCTTAGTATCTTTAAATAATGAAGGATTATTAATAATAAATAACATTACTTTCATCGCTTCATAGTTTTCATACGTAGATTCAAAAATATCTTCAGTAAGCTGATGTGCAGGTAAAAACTTTCCTAAAATAGAACCTTTTCTACGCATTGCAGCTACTCGTTGAAATGTTGATTGAGCACCATTTTGAAAATAGTCGCTTGGGTCTTTGTCTGTTAAAGTAATAAATTCCCAAACTTTATTTCGTTTATGATAAAAAGCAACAATGTTTAAATCTTGTAATTCAGGACTTTCAATTACTTCCCAATTACTATCGTATAAATATTTTTCTAATTTTAAAGCGAAAGTTTCATTAAATATATCATCTTTATTTTTTATGATTTTAGTGTTTATCTCTGCCATTGTACCCACATTGCGAGAAGATAAGACGTTTACTCTTTGTGCATTTACCCAATCAACTACAGCTTTATAAGTGTTTCCTTTAGATTTTTCATAATTAAATAATAAATCTAAATAAGTATCTTTATAAATTTTAATTCTATCCGCAATAGGTATATTATCGATACTACTATATCCTTTTTTTACTTTAAACTTTTCTAATTCTTTTTTAACTGAAATAGGTTTATCTCCGAAAGGATTTTTTTCAGTGTATCTTCCGTTTTTATGTTTATCTATTAATCTAAGAACTGCTGATTCAAATTTATAACTTTCTGAAAATTGTTTTTTGTTTGTTTCATCTGTAGTTTCTCTAGTAGGATTAATATCGAAGTTAAAATAAGCTTGCATAAAGTCAGCTACTTCAATATTACTTTCAATAGCTTGAGTTGTTTTAGAAGCTGAAACAGGATAAATACGATTTATTTCATCTTCTATTTTTATTCTATCTTCAGTACTTAAAAAACTTGAAATGTTAAGTAAACTCATTGGTTCAAAACTATCAATATAACCCGTATTAAAATTCATATCCATAGACACAGGTAATATAAAATTATTATCTACTACAAGCCCCATAGAATTTAAAAAACTGCGATAAGACAACTGTTGTGCTACAACGTGTTCGTTTTTATAATTACTCCAGTTAGAAACATTTTTATAAGATGACTTAAAATCGTAAACATCTACTTTACCGTTTGCTTTTAAAATGACAATATCCGCCGTACCTGCGGCTGTGATTTTACCGTTTTCATCGGTATACGTTAATTTTTGTTCAGGTAGAATTTTAAAATTCTCTCCTGAGTTCATTTTAATAATTTCAAAAAGTTGCCTTGCGTTAGTTTCAAAGTTATTTCTTATTTGGGGTGTATCTATAAACCAATTTACACCATCTACACTTTCAATAAGTTTTTCATAAGCATCGTCTAAAGACCTACTTATTTTATCTTCATCAGTTTTACCATAAGCTTTATTATAACCCTCAAGAAAAGTTTGCATTGCTTTGTGAAACAATGTACCGGGTTCTTTAATCACACTTAACTGGTTAACAAATTGTTCAATATTACTTTTAATTTGCTCTTCGGTTTCTTCAGTTAATGTGCCTTGTGTTTTTTCTACTAAATCTAAAGTGTTATTAATTAAATTAGTTTTAAAATCTTCTTCATTATAAGGTGTAATAATTCCTTCTTTTTCTAAATTTTCAGAATTACCTATTATTTTAGAACCGTTAACAGAATACTCATGTTCTTCTTCTTTAAAACTAATAATATCTGCGGTTTTAATCTTTTCAAAAGCTTCATCTCTTGTTGTTTTCCAAGCTTCTAAACGAGAAGACCTTACTCTACGATTACCAAAATACTTTTCAATTAAGTTGAAAGGTAATTCACCATCTTGTATTTGAAACTTCTGATCTTTAATCTTTTGTTTAAATACATCAGATTCTATTTCTGCATAAATTTCTAATGCGACTTCTAAATCTTTAGATAAAGGTAGTATTCTATCAAATAGTTTAGACCTAACACCTTGCGAATTAATCAGATAAGGTACATTATCATCATAATACACATTATTTTTTAGTTTTTGAATAGCTTCACCTTTTCTTAAATCAGTTATTGAATTAGATAAAGTCACTCTTTCTTTTTCTAATCTACGTAAATCTGTTTTTCCAAAGTGTTGTGTGAGTTCTTCTAAAGTCATATTAAATAACTCTCTACCTCTTGCATACTTAAAAGGTTGATAACCAAATACTTTACCGATAAAGTTTTTAAAATGTATATAAAAATCATTAATTACAGTCTTGAACTTATCAAACCAATTTGGGTCTTTTTTAGATTCAAAAGTAGCTTGAGCAAGTCCTACAAAAACTTCTTCAGCTATTTCTAAATCAGTATAATCAGAATACAAAGCTCGTTTTTCTTCAAAAAGTTCATGTTCCATCGCAGCACTCATTAAATCTTGATATGCTTTAGGATTTACTTTTTCAAAACTTCTCATTACGAAGTGATAATATTCGTGCATAGCGTCTGATGTAGAAGCTAATTCTTTATTTACTACAATATTACCTTCATTATCTACAAAAGCTTTTTCTACATTTTCAGCATTCACATAATAAACACCTCTGTTTATCATTGCTTGTTTAAATTCTTCTTTTGTTACAAGTGAAGCATTAGCTTCTGTTAGATTATTTATATTATCTACAATTTGTGTAAGCGTTGCTAAATCTTGAGCTTTGATTTTACCTTTACTCGCTCTGGTTTTTCTTATTTTAGGAGCTGCTGTTTTATTGTCTCTATCTCTAATTAAATCTTTATTTTTTCTTAAATCTCCACCTTTTAAACCTAACGCAGCAACAGTAATTTCTTTTGCTTTTTCATTTTTACCAAATTGCTCTATTTTTGCAGAAACTTCTCCATTCAAATTAATATATAAATAAACTTGCCTATGATATAGACTTCCTTTTTTACTTTTTCCTAACGTCGTTAAAGAATAACCTATTTCTCCCTCTTTTCGATTGTATTTATATACATCTTGAATATATAATTTAAATTCTTGATTATCTCTTTTTAGAGCAATATAATCACCTTCTTTTAAAAGATTTGCAGCAATAGGTATAGTTAAATAATTATTTGTTCTAGCGTAACCCGCTTCTAGCTTTGTGACTAGTCGGTCAGCTTCATAATCACCATTACTTTTTTTAACGGCTTTACCTTTAGAAAATTTAGCCCATGCTTTAAGATAAACTTTTCTTTTTTGATTCTTCTCTGTTACTTCTTTAGTCACATACGTAAAGGGTCTTTGCTGTTCGAGCATCAACTCTTTAAAAGCTTCTGCTTTTTCTAAACTTTGAAATTCAATTGCTTGGTTTAAAGAAATATCTTTTTTATTGTTTCTTGCTTTCTGAGCTTCTAATTTTTCATTAAATTCTTTAAATGCTTCTTCAACTTCTTTAGATGTGCTTTTACGATAGTCTTTAGTGAAGCTAGGGTGATAATCAGTTTCTCCCATTAAATGAAATTTAACAACATCTTTAGGATTTAATTTAAAGCGATTAGTTCTAAAAAAAGAATCGCCTTTAGTTGTTTTAAATTCTGATTTGTTGGCATAATATACATTACCTTGTAAATCTACTCTTGTTACTGTGACTACTGTCATTCCAAATTCCCCATTTTTTTTCTTAAATCTTTGAGATACCCTATCACCTGGTTTAAGTTGTTTCCAATAACGCATTAAATTACCTTTTTCGTCTATATAGTCTTCGTTTAAACTAGAAACAGTAATAGTGCGATAAGCAGGAGGAAACACAGCTCCTTCATTTAAAGCTGTTACTGCTTTAGAAGATATGTTAAATGTTTCTTTAAGATTATTAAAATAAGTATAAAGATTTCTAAAAGTTTCGTTTTCCTTATCCAAAGAAGAATAATGCCATTCAATATCTTTAAAAGAAACAATCTTGGTAAAGTTTTTAGTTGTTTCTTCTAAATTTGTATCTTCCTTTGAAACTGATACAATAGTAACACTATCTTCTCCTACATTAATTATTTTTCCCCATAATGTTCCTTTTCGATTAGCTACTTTATATTTTATCCAATCACTAGGTAACATCCTAGATAAAATTTCTTTTTCTGACTCTTTTTCATCTAAACCTTGTTTTTTTAAATATTCTTTTCTATCCTCTATTTTTTTAATTTCTCCTTCCTCATCAGGATTAAATACAGTATAGGTTTCTTTACCTTTTGTTATTTCAACCTCTTTTAATTTAGTTTTGTATTCTTTATCGAAAGATTCTCTTGATTTAGCAACTCTATCTATTTGATGAAAAGGAATAACTAAAGTAGTCTCACTTCCATTTTTTTTATTTATTGCAACACTTACAGCGTTAGCATGTTTAGCTACTACTTTATAGAATTTTACATAATAATTAAATTTATGTTCATCGTTTCTATAATCTTCACTTTTTTCCCATCGTACTCTAACCACATCACCCCCTTGTACCCAATTATCAACAGTTGTAGCATGTTTAACTCTATCTTTAATAGTATTAGCTAACGATACCGTAATATGGGTATTAGGAGAATATGTTTGTATTGAAAAATCTTTTTTTAAATTTTGCGTATCTAACTCTATTTCTTTAGCATATTCTGCTCCACTTGCAGGTAGTTGAATTTCTGTTATAGGATTTCCTGAATATTTGGCAAATCCTATAACATCGTCATAATTAATAGGTAGCGCAGTTGCTTTACCTTTATTTTTTCCTTTTTGATTGGTGAATCCAGTAGCTACTAAAAACTTACGTTCTCTAGGGAATACATACATGATTGGAAAATACTGCATATATACTTGAATTTTTCCATCTTCTTTTTTTTCTCTTCTCACTAATACCAAATCGTGTTCAGATAAAGTATCAAGCTTTAAATCATCCCATTCTGATTTAACAAGGCTTTCTCTATTATTGTCGTTAAGAATATTACTTAGTGTTTTACCTTCGACCCTTTGATACTTTTGAAAAAGCTGTTGATAAGCAATATCTGAAAAACCTTTTTCTTTGTCATAATTTTTCTCAACTAAAAAAGAGTGCTCACCTTTTTGAATTATCTCATAACCTTTAAACTTATTATTTGTCTGATATAAATCCCAAGTTTTTTTAACTCTATTGAAATAGTTTTCATCTTCTTTAAAACTTGTTTGTTCTAAAGTTTCAATATCTAAATTAGCTGCTGAAAATGGTAAACTATCATTATATTCCTCTGAAGTTCTATTCTCGTTAACAAATGTATTCATAGTGTGATGTATTGTTTCTACAGACTCTATTAAATCCACATCATTACTTAAATACAAACTTTCTATAAACGATTTTACTTTGGGTTCTGAATCTATAATCGCTAATAATTCTGAAGGGCTACCATCAACACGATTTAGTAAATCTTTTACTAATTTTTTATTACTTACGTTTAAGGTTTCTAATTTACTCAATATTGTTTTAGCCGATTTAGAAACGGCTTCGTTTTCATCTATAAGATTATCAAAACGCAAATGAGCTAATTCGTGATCAACTATTTTATCAAATTCTTCTTTATTATTAGAATCTTCATTCGCTAAGATAATATTTGTATCACCTAAACGGTTTCTTAAAAGTTGACCTTTTTTAAAAGGGATTTCAACATTTTCAAATACTTTAACTGGCTTATTTAAAAAATTAGCTCTATCAATATCTTTTTCTGTAAATTTAAATCCTTTTTCAAAAGTAAAATGAGAAGGGTCATAACCAGAAGTGTTAAAAAGGTAATAACCTTTTGGAGGATAAGATAAGGAAAATTCATCAGTTACACCTTGTTTAATCTGTTTTGTAATTTCACTTGCTAAGTCTGGATGAGTTTTTTCAAATTCTTTGTAATTAGATTTATCTATCCTTATTTCACCACTTTTATTTTTAATACATATCGCCATAATTTTAACAGATTAATTCAGTTTTAGGAGTTTCAAATAGTTTTTCTATTTGAAGAATAAAATCATTTTTTTCTATTTTGGTTTTCGCTTTTTTAGTAACTATTCCTGCCACAGGTTCTACTGATTTTAACATTTTCAAAGATAAATAATCATCATATTTTTCATATTTTTCTTCTGTATCATAACCTTCGTAATCGTACAAAAAATCATTACTTTTTTCGTTTTCCTTTACAAATGTTTCAACACCGTATACTTCTGTAAATTGTAAATGAAAATCATCTGTAAAATAATTTTTATCTTCGTCAAGATATGTTTGAATATTAAAAGTATCGTTTAAGTTTTTACCCAGCTCGTTGAAATCTTCAAAAATCTTCCAATCGTTTAAAACCATTACTCTTGCAAAAGAATCTGTTCTCATAGAACCCCTAGTTACTAATTGGTCATACACAAATAAAATATCTTTAAAATCAAACTTTTGACCACCTATTTCAATCTTTGTATTAGCATCTTTTTTAAAGGCTGCTCTCATTAAACTTATATTAATTTCTAATTCAATAGGGTCGTTTGAATCTATAACTATACTAGGTTTTAAATTTATTTCGGAACTAGTTTCAGGATATAAGGCTTTAGTGTTATCTTCCGCAATGTATCCACCAAAATACGCTAGTTGATTTTTATTTTCTAAAATAGCATCTTGTAAAATCTTTTTTAATTCTGTAGCACCTTCCGAACTGTATAATTTAGCTCTGGTCAGCTTTTTCATTTTTTTAATCGTTGGAGAGTTTGATTTTAAAAAAGAAATTAATTGAACATCACTCAAGAATCTTAAATATGATTTAATATCTTCTTCCGTGTTTTTGGCTTTAATTCTTTCTGCTATTTGTAAAGCTAAATCATTAGCTGAAGAAAGTGTTCTTTGTACTCTAACTAAAGTATTTAAACCTTTAACTAATGCTTTATAATTAGGATTACTCGCAATCAAATTAATATGTAAATGAGGACTTAGATTTTCAGGTGTTACTTCTAAAATTTGCTCTAACACGGCAGTTAATGAAATGTAATCTTCATCTTTGGTTATTTTTTGATGTGATTTTTTAATTTGAGATAGATAAGATAATTGAGCGTAAAAACTATTAGGTGTACCTTGATTTAAAGAAGCTATCTTAGCTACTAATCTGTTTTGTTCATTAATGTTATTTAGCGTTAATAATGTTTCTTTTAAATTATTCGCTAAAACATCTTCTTCTTCTACATCTATACTTTCTATAAAATCTGACATTTCTATAGTACCTTGACCTAAATCAGTATCTGTTTCAGATACAATATATTCAAACATTGGATGAGTCATTACCCCAATAGCCACATCGATTGGAACACCTCTGAATAACATAGAACCAAAAAATCCTGCGGTTCTTACATCGGCATTTATTTTTTCAAGAATTAATTCCTTAGCGTTATCTGTAGCAGCGGATAAGAATTGAGATTCCAGAAAAGTAACGGTCGCTTCAAAAGAAGCAAAATCACTCAATACACTACGTACTTTTTTCATCGCTTCAATTCTTTTTTTAGAACCTTTTTTAGTAGATAATGCATTACCTAAAACTGATAATACGTATGCTTTATTGAACATTTCACCATTTATTGGTATTGTAGGTGGGTCATACTTAGAACTTTGAATTACTTCAATAAAGTATTTTAAATTATCATCTGAAGTATTTAAACTTAGATTTTTATAATTTAAATTAGGTATTGCTTGATATTCAACCATTTTACCGTTTTCATCAGTTACCCTTAAAGGAGTAAGGGTATTTCTGAATAAAAAATTAGAATTTCGCATTAACTCATTATAGGCGTTTTGAAAAATACCTGTAGTTTTAATTAAGGTAGCGGCAATACCAATCGTTAATTTACCTTTGTTGTTATCGTTTTTAGCAATGTCTTGAGCAGCTGCACTATATCGGTTCTTAGGATTTCTTAATCTACCTTTAGATGCGTTAGTAGCCTCCATATCTAAGTCGTCCATAGTCATTGCTGTTTGAGCTTGAAATGCGTTTTCAGGTAATACTACTGCATCGAATAAGAAACGTGTGATAAAATTTCGAGCACCTTTTCTAGTAGGTTTCCATTTTTGTTTTTCTTTTAAAGCTTCTACTACTTTTTTATCATCAATATTAAAAGTTTTATATTTACCTAGTTTAATTTGTGCTTGAATACCTAAATTATTACTTGTTTTTATCGCTTCAATTAATTCTTTTTCGTCATATTTAGGCATTATATCTGCAACAATAGAAGATACTTTATCTGCATTTTCTTCTAATTTATAATCAGTTTTAAATACAAACGGTAAACGCATAACATCAGGATTGTCTAAATTGTCGTACATATCTGGATGCCAAGAAATCACCTTTCCGTTTTCCGCTTCCATCATAGGAATACCACCTTTATCAATATCTTGGTCAGCACCTTGAAAATACTCTAACTCCATAGGTGCTTCAATGTTGTTATCACTACCTTTTGTTATAAAAGCTACTTTACCTCCCAAAATAGATTGTAAATCTTGACCCGGTGTACGAGAAACAGTCATTTCAATAATTCTTTGAAAACTATTATATAATGCTTTTGCTTTTTTTTCTATATCTACTTCATCTTGAGAAATATTCTCTTCGTTAAATAGTAAACCTTTTTCTTTTCTAACTAATCTTTTAAAATGGTCAAGGTCAATATCATCAGGTTGCATCCAAGGTTTAATTCCAAATTGTTGAATGTCCTCATCTTTTAATTTTAAACCTATTTCAAAAGGTGTTACTTTAAGACTGTCTTTTTCAATAGGATATTGTTCTCTAACAGTTAAATCGTTGTTATAATCAATAAAGACACCCTCTTGAGCAAATTGTTTAACGGTATAATTAGCAAGTCCTAATATTCCTTCGTGTTTAGCTTTAGCTTCTCTAAATGCTTCAATATCATTCGCTCTTCTAGCGTTGTTTTTATCTGTAAACGCATCTTTTAAAAGTTTAAAAATATTAGTATCGAAGAAGTCTTTTTCTAAAGTCTGACCCTCTTGTACAATTTTAAATTTCATATTACCTCCTTTTAATCTTCGAGGTTTAGAAATTTTAGTTTTTAAAAACTTTCCAAAATCAATATCAGTATCCTGATTATCTTTCCAAGCTCTTTTTGCTGAATTTAAAGCTTGAAAATAACCAGCATATCGTTTAACTCTTCCGTCAGGTAAAGTAACTTCATAAATCGCTGTAGTTTGAGGACTGATTACATACTGTCCACCTTTATATTTTTCTCTTACTGAGTGTTTTGTAAAATAAGAGTTAAGTTGAGTTACTAAAAGTTCTCGTAACTGATTGTTATTAAAATTAGGATCCTCATTTTTTAATAGTTCAGATGCTTGACTTATATCTGATTCAGATATTTTAGAAATTAACATTTTTCTAACTATTGTAACTAATTCATCTCTATCATCACCTAGCTTTTCAATAGGTAATTTTAACTGTTGAATTGGTTGAATGTGTTGACCTTTTAACTTTTTAAAAGTTGTTGATTTATAGTTAAAAAGATTTGTGAAGGTATCGAAAGAATCTTTTTCAAACTGAATATTTGCGGGAATAATAGTACTTAATAAAAATTTAGATGCCCTTTTTTTTTCATTAGGTTTAATGTTTAAAACGACTCTTTGAAAATCATCTGATAAAGACCTTGATTGTGCATTGTTAAAGAACTCTTTTAACTCTGCTAAAGTATTAACTACTTTTGCGTTTATATCTTCTGTTGAATAAGTTTTAACACCGTTCTGAACTTTCGCTCCTAATTCATTTAAACCTTCTTCAATTAAGAAAGCCATCGCATCATTCATCTGATAAATACGTAAACCCATTCTTCCACCAAAGCCTGTAGCGGTTAAAGCTTGAGTACTCCCTGTTACTTTAACTTCTTTCTTTTTTTCAGTTCCTGCGTAAAGTTGAGAACCATAAGTTTTAGAATCTTGTTTAGCAAAAATTAATTTAGTGTCGGTATCTACCCAAGCATTGTTACTCATCATATTTCGCTGTCCCATTTTAACCGTTGATTTAGGTAAAGCTTGAGCAACGTATTTATTTTTGAGTAGTTGCTTACCTTCACTATTTGTTGAAAGTAATTCTATTCTAGCTAAATATTCCCATGAAATATCAGTAGAATCAAATTTCTCTCTAGCTTTGTCTTTATAATCTTGAGCTGCTTGATTGGCTATATTTTTTAATTTTTGAATTAATTCTTCTTTGGTTGTTTCACTATTATCTTTTATAGCTTCTTTAATCTCTTTTCCAATATTTTCAATATCTCTAACGTAATCATTATCTGTTATGAACTTAGAACTTATTTTATTTTTATTAACCCCTTTATGTATTTCATGAATAACATTTAAAGCGTTTCTTATATGGTCTAAACTATAATCCGTAAGACTTAAAAGTGAAGATATAATATTACCTTGGTTATCTATAAGCTCAACATCACTTTCGAGTAATGCTAAATATTTTCTTACTTTATCTGTAGTTTGTTTTGCTAATAATCTAGGAGTGAGTATTTTATTTAATTGTGTTATAGTAAAAGCTTTTGCTTGTTTTTCAGAAGTTTCTTTTAAAGAAGCTCTGATAGTTTTTTTTAAATCAAGTTTAACGTTAGTATCACTTTTTACGTATTCTGTACCTATTGTAAACATTCCACCTAAAGCTTCGTATAAATCATACATTGTTTTTATACCTTGCTTTATAAAAGGTTTATTGTTTTTATCTGTAGCTTCTCCATTAGGTCCAAAAACTCTATATGGTGTATTCATTAAGTCGGTTAAAGAAGCACCCGCTAAAAAATCTAAACTAATTTGAAAGGTATCACCTGTTGCAGGATGGCGTACTGTAATAGTATGTTCTTTAAAACTATCGATGATTCTGAAAGAATTATCAATATCTAACTTTTGAATTTTACTTAATGTAGAGATTGGTTGACTCATCATATTTTTAATGAGTCTATCTAATCTAGGTTGTGTATATTCTAAAGATATTGGACCTACAAACTCTTCAATTTGTTGAAGTTTTGTTACGTCTTCATTAATAAGTCTTGAAAGTTCTTTTTTTAATTCTTTATCATTATTAGCCGTTAGTAAAATCTCACCTCCGGTAAGCGAACTTTGTAAACATCTTGCCATAATTTTAACAGTCTTGTATATACCCTTCTTGAACTAGGTCGTTGAAGTTCTTTTCAGGTGAAAATGAGTTTAAAATCCTTTCATTAGTCATAGCAAATATAGCAAACTTTTCAAGACTTGTACTACCTTGTGATGAATCAAATTGAGTTGCTAAAGGTTTTTGATTAGCGTAACCAATAGCCGTACCATATATCTTTCCACCTACGGCTATTTGATTTTTAAATGTTTGTGAGGGTATTTCAAAAGCAGCTCCATCGTGTTGGTCTTTATCTTCAAACGCTCCGTTAATACCTACGATTCTAGTACTTATATCTTTAATGGTTACCTGATACATCACGTTATCGTTACCGTATTTAGAACCAAAATAAGGAGTGTAATTAGATAATAACGAAACATTTCTTTTTACATTATCAATCATCTGTGTTTCTTCATTATCGCTTTTATACTGACTTTTAATTCCTTGTGTTAAAGGTAAAGTAAGTAGATAATTATTAAGGTAATCTTTACCGTATTGCAAGACTTCAGAATTAAAACTTAAAACAGGAGAATTATTTTTTAATAAAGTCAATAAAACTTTCTTTTTTAAATTCTTTTTTTGATAATCGGGCACTTTAGAAAGTCCTCTTTTTTTAAAATTACTTAACTCAACGGTTAATAGTGTTTGGATATCACTAACTAAAGAGTTTGAAAGTGCTTTTTTATCTTGAGAAACAAAAGACTCAAATAAAACATCGTTTAAAGCGTTTTCAAAAGCAGTGTTTAAAGTATATAACTGATTTCCACCAATTGAATCATCTAAAAGATAACCGTCATAGTTTAGTATTAAATCAGTTTTAAAATTTAACTCTGCTTCTTTTGCAATATTTTCGTAGTTAAATCCATCTTTAATTTCTTTATATAATGATTTTTTAAAAAATAAACCGTTTTTACCTTCATTAATATGAATCCCATCCACTAGCTCAATTTGTTCTCCAAAAGGATTTATACTGTTAAACGCATATACCGCTTCATTAATATCTTTTCTTGTTTTACCGACTAAGGTTTTTTCAATATTTTGTAATATTTTTATTGGGTCGGTTTCATTTTTGTTTAAAGTACTTATAATACCAATTTTTTCAAATCGTGTTTTAAACTCATTTACAAAATTAGTGTAATAACTTTGTAAAAATTGTTGTACTTTAATATCTGTGGTTAAGTCAGCATTAATATTGATATTATAGTTTCTTGATTTATCCGCTGGTGTAGCGTAAGGAGTAGAAATAATACCTTTATTTTTATAAAACTTCCAGATTTTTAAATTAGAAAGTAATGTATCATTTAAATTAAGATTTACATAATCGTTTGCTTTAAAACCCTGTCGCATACCTTCTTTTAATACAAATTCAAAAAGATTATTATTGGCAATATATTCACCATCACTATTCATCGAAAAGAAAGGATGTTCAATAAATAAACTATTTGGTTGCATATTATACGCAAGACTATTTAGTCTAGCCATTATCGAATGTTGTTGATTTATTAAGTCGAAATCAGATTTTTGCGTACCTAAAATAGAAGTAGAAGTTGATTTTTGACGAGTTGCGCCAACATCTAACCCTTCTTTCATCAACTGTGTCATAAAATTCTTCAATTGCATATTGGCATTTGAAATAATTACTTTTTTGTTTTCTTCATTCGTCTCTTTAGAAACTGATTTTAGCAACTCAATCCCTTTTATAAGTTGTTTTTTTAAAGTTTTATTTTTAATCAATCGTGCGTATATTTTCCTAAACTGTTTTGATTGACTTGGAGTTAGCACATTATTATTATTTAAACGATAAGATAAACCATCAACAAAAGAGTCTTCGTTTATTATTTCTTTAGCTTCTTGACTTATTAGGATAATTTCTTCTGTGATAGCACCATTAGAACTTTGAGATTTGTATGCGTTATCTTCATCTACAAATATTTTTGTTAAAGGATAAATAAAAGTTTTAAAAGCCGAAGTTCTTTGTAAATTTAAAGGTAAACTTTCTTCTACATCTTCTTTTATAGATACTGATTTAATGGGAAACATTTTGACATAGTTTGTAGCCATCATATTTCTTAATCTTTCTTTGGTTAATTCATTACCGTTTATCTTCTGTAAAGATTCAAAAAAAGAACTGTTGTTTAATCTCCAGTTTTCTATCTCAATCTCTTCATTTTTAGTACGTTGTTGTAACTCTGACTTTTGTTCGCTAGTTCGATAAATACCATGAAATAAAGCAGTTAATGTTTCTTTATCAATATTATTTTCATCTCTTGCAAGTTGCCAATAATTATCATCTGAATAGAGTAAGTTATACATCACCTCAGATACTTCTTCACCCAAATCTTTATCAAATCGCATGTGACGAGTTATGAAACTAGCACTGCCTATTACGGAAGCATCATAATGAAAGTCGTAATTTTCGGTTCTTGCCGTATTGGTAATTATGTTTTTAAATAAATCAGATACGTTTTCCAAAGAATTAATGGTTTCAGAATCTTGAGTTACTTCAGTTCTTGTATTTATTTTTTTAATGATTAAAGGTTTACCGTTTTCATCAATATTCACCATAGATTTGGCTAACAGATTAATACTTGTGTTATCATGTTTAGATAAGATATATCTAAATAACTGAACAAGCTTGTTAGATTCATTTTTTAATTCGTTTATCTTATTATATTGTTTTAATACTGATGCTGGTTTAGCTTTACCGGAATCTAATTCTCCAGCACTAATCATTTCAAACTCTTTAAGTAACTCTGGTGAATATTTTGAAACTTTATTTCTATTATCTTCTAAGAATTCCTCTACTCTTTTTACTGCTAACTCACTGTCATCTTCTGTTACTAATGTTCCAGTAGTATCGTCAAATACAATTGCTTTAAACAGTTGTTTCTCAATCCATTTTTTATAAGCGGGTATCGTCTGAAGTCCTTTAAACAAACCAATTAAATCATCCATTGAAGTGACAGACGGAGTTGAAGTAACTTTAAACGTCTTCATATCCTTTTCTGAAAAAATTGATTCGCCGTCTCCTTTGATTATTGTTTCATCGATTGCTAAAGAAGAAATCTCTTCAACTTCATCTTCTATTCTTACTACGTCAGGAATATTATCTACCTCTATATCTTCATCCGTATCCTCATTAGTATCTTCGTCAGTATTTTCGTCTAACGGACTTTCAGATTTAGCTAGAGTAAATTCAGCAAATCGCTCATTTACTTCTTTTTCAAATTCTTCTTTTTTTAATCTGCTAAAGTCAGTTACTTTAGAATCTATCCCTGATGTTAACTTGTTTTTTCCTAAATTAAACAAGTAATCTAAATCTCCTTCTTCTACTAATACTCCTTTATTGACATACTTATTTATAGTTTTGTCAACTCGATTTATATAGAGAGGTAAGTCTTTAAAAGCCTCTTTAAAAGTAATGTTATCATTAAAGTAAACATTAAAAAAATTATCTAACTTTCGAGATATTTCACGATTATGGCTAGTTATACATTTCATAATTAAAATGGAGGTTCTTCGCTGTTATTACAATTATTTTCTTTATTTTCTTCTACACTATCAATAATATCTTCTATAATATCTGCTAGATTTTCTTTTTGTTCTGAATTCAAAATAGGTAGCTTTTTCAGTATGTCTAACTCTTTATTTTCTTTAAACGCATTTAACAATGTATTTATCTCTTCATTTGTTCTTAAACCTTCTATATCTAACTCTTTAATATCTTTACCAAATTGATTTAAATCGTTAATATTGTCATCGGGCGAATCTAAATCATCCTCTTCGGTATTGTCTGTTTTAGGCATAGTTTCTTTTATTTTAATATTCTCTAAATCTACAGCTACTTTTGGAACAAAGAAATATCTATCATAAATAATATCAGAAGTATCAGTAATAAAAGCAACTTCACTTGAACCCGAGCTACTTTTGTTTAATCCTCCTTTAGCGATTATTTTTCTTGGAAACGGTTTACCTTCAGGAGACGAAGAAATAATATCATCTATCTTTTTTAACATACTGTTTAGTTTCTTCATATCATCTGTTACTGCACTAGTGCCAATTACTTTAAAGTAACCATCAATAAGATTCTGAAACTCTTCATCACTGAATTTTTTAGATTCTGAATCACTTGTTATTTTAAATGTTTGCACTACTAAAGCAGGAATAGAGAATTTATTTTGATATTTACGTTTTTCTAATTCGTTAAATAACTTAGATAAATCTTTATGTTCGTTTCGTAAAGATTCTCTAATCTTACCCTCCGCATTAAAGAAAACATCATGTAAAATGTCAGTTATTTTTTCAACTTGTGTTTTTGTGAATAAGCTATTTAAATCTCCAGAGATGTCACCATAATCAGTAGAAGCTCTGTTCTTCATTTTAATAACTAGCTTTTTAAATACATCTGAAAAGCTTTCTATTTTACCGGATTGTCTTAAAGGAATAATTTGTAGTGTTCTATCTTCTGGTTTTTGTTTCTTCCATTTTTCAATTTGGTTTTCTAATTGCTCAACTGTTAAATTACTGATGCTACCATCTATTGAAGAAATCGCTACATAAGGTGTACCTACTTCTAAATCACCTATATCCGAAACTACCGTAAATGGACGAGTGTGATAAACAATAGCTTCATTTTTTTGATTTAGATGTAATCTTTTAAAACCATCTTCAGTTAAAACCCAATAAGGTTTTTCGGAAGTGCCTGTATTTTTTAATGCCACACCTTCTATTTCACCGTTTTTTTGTTCTTTAAACACTGACTTTGAAAAACTTTTTAAATCAGAATTCTTAATGTTTAAATCACTAATATCTAAAGTAACGTTTTTATCTTTTTCTAGTTTTTGTAATATATCTTCTACAAAATCTAAAGTTTCTTGAAGTTGCTTAACGCTAGCTTCAAACACTTCAATAAATTCTTTAACTTCTTCAGTTTCTTTATTTGTTTTAGGCGTATGTTTTTTAAACTCAGCAATAGATTTCTCTAACTTTTCAATATTTTCTCTAATTGAATAAGGAGAAGTTAAGATACCAATCATAGTATCATTTATATAAACAGCAAGTTCTTGGTTACCATCGTAATTAATATTTTTACCTCTACCTTGATGATTATTGTTTGTAAATTTTACAATAGCTTCGTCATTATCATTGATTAACTTTCTTCTTTGAATTACTTTTTTAGCACTTATTTCTTCATCTTCAGAGTAAAATAAATTAAGATTGATATTTCTTTTACCTTTTTGATTTTTATAAAATATAAAGTTTCTTTTTTGCTCGTTAGAAGCGAAAGAATCCCCTTTGATGGGAAGTTCCTCTTTTTTATCTTTTTTTAATTTTTTAGGTTTTTTTAAATTTTTAGCAGCTTCCTCAGTAGAAAGAGATGCATTTAATCGAATTGCTTGTGAGTATAGTTCTTCAACGTTATTTCTTCCCTCTTCAGTGTCTAAACTAAATTTAGAAATAGATTTTACTTTATCTGAATTGGTAATAACTTCAGTCTCATTGACAATATATCCTGGTCGAGTGTTTGATTTTAATTTAAGAAGTCCGTTTTTACTGTCGTAAGTATTTTTAAATAATTCTGAAGTATGAAAAGGAAGTTTTTCATTAATATGAACATAAGCTTTTTTAGCTCTTGATAACATAGTAAATATATGCTTACCTGAGCCTTCATCTTTTTCAATTACCGTAGAGCTTAAATGAAAAACATAATCTGCTTGAGAACCTTGAACTGAATTTTTCGTACCGTCGTCTATTAATATTCTAAACACATCGTTAAATTCAGAAGAATTATTTAATAAAGGAGATAATCTTTCCATAGCATCATCTTCTTTGTCTTTACCTACAATTACAATTATTTTTTTATTTTCTTTTTTAACTTTTTCAACAATAGGTTTTAAATTTAATTTTTCATTCGCTTCTTCAACCGTTTTAAAAAAACCTGCTCCAATTAACTCTTCTTCTTTTTGAAACAAACCTCTAAATATTTGAGGTGAGTGAGGTTTGAGTAATTCATAATCTTTTGGTCTTTTTAATTGTATACCTTCAGCAACAACTTCTGTATGATACCTAAACGCTGTGAAAGCATCGTTAAAATAATTAAAAGAGTCATTTAAGAAATTATAACTCCCTCTTAATGTAATCTTACCTCTAGGTGTTTTAATCGCTCTTACAGAACCCATTGAAAAATCACTTTCTATTAAATCACCATTTTCATCTTTAACTCTATAACCCTGTTGTGTAGAATCGCCCATTAAAGTTAATGTTAAAGGTACACTTGTTTTTCTTTGTTCGTTATGCTTTGCAATTAACTGACTAATTACGTTGATTTCAAACTCTGACATATTAGTAGCTTCATCAAAGAACAATACATCAAGCTTAGATAAATCTTCATGATTAATAGTATTCTCTAACGCCTGTACTGCTTTTTGTACCGCTACCGTATTTAATCTTATATGATTATTAGTATCCGTTAAAAACAATTTAGGAATTTGAACTCCGTTAAACATAAAGTAAAGTTCTTTCTCACGGGTCATATTATTTTCAACAGCGGCTCTTAACATCATTAGGTCACTGCTTATCAAATTAAAATAATCTACAATTGTACCTTTCTTTTCAATTACATCTTTTACGTTTTCATCTGTTTCTAAATCATTAACAATACTATTTAATTGAACATCACCTGAAGCGAAAAGACCTATTCTTTTTCCTTCATAAGCAGACATTCTAGCTTTATTTTTAATATTTACACTTGTCTTACCTGCTCCAGCATTATCATCTACAATTACTGTATAAGGTAACAAGAAAGAACCAAACTCAGCATCTCTTTTTAAAGTTAGCTCATTGTAATCTTCACTTACTTTTTCCTCTAAAGGTATAAAGTTAGTTTCGGTAATACCTTGATTTTCAGCAGCAGAAAGAACTCTCAATGCAAAATATTGTGTATAGATAGGTGCGAATTTATTTTTTCTTTTTCGAACATCTTTTTCTGCTTCTTCTTCTGTTCCAATAGATAAAGATAATTTTGTTCTAAAAGTATCCGCAGATTCGTTACTGATAGCTCTTAAATAAGTTATGAAGTTATTAGGTGTGAAAACATTTGCTTCTAATACATCTGTAACATTGTAAGATTGTTGAAATATCGGCTCTAATTCTTTTTTACTTTCATCACTTAAAGCATTATAATATTCAAACCATGCGTTTTCAATAGCGCTAAAAGCTTGATATAAAGGAACAACATCAGATACAAATTTTTCATCATTTGCTTTTACTAAATAATCACCTATTGTACCTTCACTGTTTTTGTTGATGGCTTTCATTACTGTTTCAACATGTGAAGTCATGTCGGGTTTACTTAAAACCTCATCAAAACCAGTAAACGCTTCTATTGAGGCATCTTCCCCATATTTTGCCGTTTTTAAATTAATCAACATACTTACCGCAGTAAGATTAGTTAAAAGGTCTCCTTTTTTAATAGTACCTGTTAAATCTTTGCTGTTATTTTCTAATAAATCTTTAAAAAATTCTAATTTTTTAACTCTATTTTTAAGCCTATTAAAAATAACATTACGAGTATAAGTGTTAATATAAGGTTTACCTTTTAAACCTAACTTTTTAGCTGTAGCGTTTAATATTTGATTGTTTTCATGTAAACCTTCTGTCACTGCTGCTAATTGTTGTAATTCGGATAATAATTCTTCAATTGGATTCTTAGCAACATCCTCATCATTAAATATAAAACCTTCTACACCTTCTCTTTCTAAGTGATTTGTTAGTCGATTAATTAAGTCATCAATAGTTTCTCCTTTTTTACTTTTCTTCTGATTAATGAATTCTTCTATTATATCTGATTTAGATTCGGCAGCTAACAATTCTTTTAACAAATCTCTACCTTCAAATTTTGAATAAGGTTTGTATAAAGCCATTGTTTCATCAAACCTTTCCGCTTTCTCTTTTGTAGTTTCTTCTATTTTAAAAGTAATTGATTGAAGGGGTAAGCGTAATTCGTTTTGAATATCTTTACTCGCGTTTTTATATTTTTTAATAAAATCAGCAAAAGTATCTTTTTTGTCAAGACTTAATTTTTCACCTAATAATTCGTCTAAGTTATTACCCTCCTTATCTTTTATATCACTTATTTTTTTATCTTTAATTTTATTGTAATCATAGTTAGGTATAGCTTCAATACCAGCAACTAAGTCACTTAATTTACTTGATTTTAAATTTATAACACCATTATATAAATTTTTTAAATCTTCAATTTTATAAATATTTAGAAGTGCTTCAGGTATATCGTCTTCTTCTACATCTTCTAATACTTGAATATTCTTACCCCCTAATTTTTTATATACACTATCTAAAGCGGTATCTTTAACATCATCAGTTATCTTATTGTTTTTAATCGCTTCAAAGATAGCCTCTTTTTCTTCCTGTGATAACTTTCTATTAAAACCTTTAATGTTATCCTCTACTCTTAAATAACCATTGGTAAAAGCAGCAACAATAGCATCCTGATTAGCGTTGGTATTTAATTTTGAAAGGGTATCTGCAAGTGTTTCAACTTCTTCTTTTTTTGATAAACGAGCTTGTTTGTTATACTCTTTCATAGATACACTAGTATGTTCAGCATAATCTCCATACGTTGTATCACCTTGTATGTATTTGATATATTCTTGATTGATTTGAGCTTTCTGTTTCTCAGATAACGCTGTGTAAGGTGTACCGTTAAATATCTTCTTCGCTAAATCATTTTTATTAAAGATTCCAATACCTTCTTCATTTTTAAAATGAGAGAGTAAATCGGTTCTTTGTGAAAGAAGAACCTTTTCAAAAACCTTCATTTTTCTTTCAGAGTTGTTAAAAGTTTCTAACTCTGCTTCTAAATTGTTAATTTCAAGGTTTACTTTTTCTAAATTTTCTTTTACTTGAGTTGTTTGTTCAACACTTAATAAATTATCACGTTTAACATATTCTTCATTTAGTTGTTCGATTAGCTTGAGTTGTTCACCCTGCATTAAAGCTAATACTTTTTTACTAAATACTTTGTTATATACTTTTTTACCTCTATTCTTTTTAACAATTTCATTTCTTAGTTCTTCTTCAGTCATATTACTATACTCAAGACCTGTTTTAGTACTATAACTTCCTATTTTACTATTTTTAAACGCTTTATCTAAAGTAGTTAAATGACTAATCATTTGTTCTTGAGTAGCATCTTTTAATTGTAGGACTTTTTCTTTTTTTACACCATCTTTATCAGTTATTTCAGTTTTCATTACTTGACCTTTAGGGTCAAATAAAACACCTTTTTCTAATTCCGTATGACGAATAACTTCTCTTGTATAATCAAAAGGTTTTGTAGATTTTAAAAACCCATCATCATCTACAAACAATTTACGATAATTACTTACTTCACGGTCAATAACTTCTTGCTGGTTATCTAAAAATTGTATTTGTTGTTGATAGTCATTAGTTAATTGTAATTTTTCAGCTTCTAATTTTACTTTTTCTTCTTCATTTGTGGTGTTTTTAATTTCATTATCAAGTCTTTCTTTTTCAACATTGTATTTTTCATCTGTTGACGTTTTTCTATCGGCTAATTCTTTATTATGAAGTGTTTCAATTTTTAAAGTTTCTAAAGGGTCTGTTAAGATTCCTATTTCATTAAATTGTTCTAACTCATCTTGAGTCATCATTCTGTTGGAGTAGTTGTTATACAACGTTTCCATTTGGTCAACATAATTGAGAACAGAGTTTTTAACTACTTCTCCTACTGATACATCATTTTTTGAAATAGGTAGTGGTGTTCCATCTTTATCTTTGCGATAAGCAGAAAAATTAGTAGTTCCAAAATGACCATTTTCATAAACTTCTTCAATTTGTTCTTTTAATTCATCAAGTCTACCATTTTTAATGTATTGTAAAGCAATTTCTCCAATACCATTTTCTTTCATTAAATCAGCAGTTACTTTATCATTTAAACGATTATCCTGTTTTTTTAAAGTTTGACCTACTACACCACCAAGTCCACCGGCTAATGCAGTACTTAATAGTTCTGAACCAAAATTTTCAAAACTGAATTTCTTTTTTTTAGGATCTTCTTGCGTAATAAAACCTCTATCTAATAAACCATTATAAGCCAATTTTACAGCAGATTCACCAATTAAAAGTTCAGCTGTTTCTTCAGCAGATTCTGCTAGGTAAGCACCTGCGTATTGTTTTATATTATTTTCGATTAATACCCCTGTCTGTTCGTCAATGGTATCTTTAAATCCAAAAGTACCCGGTTTTACAACTTTACCGACAGCATCTTTAGAAAAGTTATAAGCTTTACCAATATTAGCGGTCAACCAATTATTACCTAACGAACCCATCACTTTCTTCAAAGTAGAATCTTTTGCTTCAAAAGCCATTTCTTCACCTACTCGATTAAGAAGCTTTTTTACAGGGGCAGAGTCCGCTCCATACTTCGTACTTAACTTTTCTATTTGTGGTTTAAAACGATTGTATACTGATGCTCCTACACGCCTTAATTCGTTATTTAAAATAACATTTGTTTCTTTTGGCTGTCTTATAAAATAATCACCTAAAGGTGTTGCCATCACTAGTCCAAAAGCAACAGTACTTCCTGCAAGAAGACCTGCTTTATGTTCAGGTGGTAATCCCATTTCTTCTGCTAAATCATAGATACCTTGTGATTGTGTAGCTACCATATACGCTTTTGCAGCACCAGAAGTTATTTTTTCACCGCTTTTTAAACCTTTGGTAAAAGCTCTACTAAAATTAGCGACCGCTCCTTGTTGACGTAATTGTCCAACAACATCTGTAACCAAGCCCGTATAACCGGCTAAAGAAGTCCAAGGATTTTCTTGTCCATATTCATCAGTTGTTGTCTTTGTCGCATTTGTTCCAGCTCTCCACTTATCAAAAAACTTATATAAATCACTATTAGCTCTTTCTTCATTTGAAAAAAATCCATCCATAGATGCTTTACCTATGGTGGCTAATGCTTCTGAGCCAGCTAAAACCGCTTGTGCACCAGCGTATAACATATTAAATGTTGGTATGAAATAAGGAGCTATTTGAGCACCGGCTTTTACAAGATTCCCAACTACTGATTTTTGTTTATCATCAGAATCAAAAAAGTCAACTTTATTTAACCAAGAACCTTCTTTAGTTAATACATTAAAGCTACTAAGTACATCTCTTTCTGTGATAGTTTCACCTAAGTTTCGGTTTCCTAATTTTTCATAATAATAACTACCTGTTAAAGGGTCTGTTTTTTTATCACCTTTGTTATGAGCTACCGTATTCCCGTTTCTATCAGTGTGTATACCGTCCTTATCCCATCTTGCCATTACTCTAGGGTCAAAAATAGCATCCCAAGGAGCAAGACCTTCTTCTGCGGTTTTTTTCATCCACTCACCCTTATCATAATCATATAGTCGATTTTTTTGCGCTATCTCTGATGCTGATTCTGTAGGTATACCATAATCATTAAGTGATTTAACAGACCTACCGGCTTTAAAAGGGTCATCGGTATATTTAAAAGAAATCGGGTCTTCTATTTCAGGTGCGCCAATTAATTTAGCAACTGGAGAACCTAAAGATTTACGCCCTATTACTGCGTTTTCAGTTAGATTATAAGCTTCAAAATCTTCATAAGCTTTTTTTATAATAGGGTATGCTTTATCTAGTTTTTCATTATCGAAACTACCATCTTCTTTTTTAAATGCACTTTGAATAACAGGATCTTTACTATTAATGTAATCTTCTTTATCTAACAATACAAAATCAACCCCTGCACTTTTTAATTTATCGGGTTCTTGTGATAAATTACCTTCTAATCCATTTAAAAGCCAATCACTTTTTGGTTTTTCTTTTTTTTCCATACTTATTGAGTTACTTCTCTTGAGACATTTGCTTTATCTAAACCTATTATATTTTCAACAGATGCTGCACCTTTGTTCATATTGTATTTTTCTTCGTCAATATACCTTATTTTAGCAGGATCAACAGGTACAAAAGCAGTAGTGGTAAATGGTTTGTGATTGTCAAAAATAACGTTAGAAACAAAATTACCATAATTAACTTTTTCAATTTTACCTGCTTTTTCTAACTGATTCTTATATGCTATAGCGGTATCACTATCAGTATCTAAATACTGTCTACCTTCTTTTTCTTTTCCTCCTTTGTGTAAACCTGTTACTTCAATAGCGTAGAAAGGAGAAGTACGAATACCTTGTTTTTCTGCAATAGTTACAATATCTTGATTAGTTAAAGGTTTACCTCTTTTTTCACCTTCTTCTTTAACTACTTTATCTAATTTAGTTATTAACGTAGCGTCGTACTTACCATCTTTGTTTATAGGAAGAACAATCTGATGAAGACTTCCTGATGATTTTAAAGTGTTAAACTCTTCTTTTGTTATAGGATTTCCGTTAAAATCAACAGCTTTTGTCCAATCTCCTGCTATTTTCAATTGATTATCTTTATCAGTTATAAATCTATCTACATATGCGTTTTCAACATTTTTACCGTAAGTTTGAATAGTTACGTCAGAGCCTTTAGGAGCTAAATTAAATCTTTCTGCTAATCCTGCTTCATAAGTAAATTGATGTAATCCTAAATCTACCGTTTTACCTGCACCACCTGAACCTGTTCCATATTCAGATACCGAAATATCTTCAGTATAAGATTCTCCTTTAGAACTTTTTAAAGCTCTACTCATATTACCTACAATTAAAGAAACCATTGCCGCATTTAATGTTTCCACATCTTTTATTGAAGAATCTGTTTTCATTACTTGTAATTTTAATTGAGATTTCATATTATCAGGTAATAATTTTAAAGTTGTTTGAATAGCATAATTTAATTGAGTTGCATTACTCCCACCACTTTTCATTTCGCCAACAATACCCCTATAGTCTTCTCCAAATCTTTTAATTTCCGCTAATCCTTTAGTCGCGTTTTTCCAGTCATTACTACCTAAATCACTTAGCTTAACATCTAGGTAATCACTTATTTTTTCAATACCGTAAGAAGTTTCAATATCTCCAATTAAAGCATTATCAAAAGCACCACTTTTGTTTTCAGCTCTAAATTTTAACGCTTCAGGTACTGTTATAGCTATGTACTTTTTAGGATTTTTAATTAAATCTTCGGGTTTAACTTTAGTCATTTTACCAGTATCTCTTTCCGTTACAAACACATAACCTATAGCATCCACTACATAAGCGTTCATTGCTTTATTGTCTTTTGCTAAACCTTCTGCGTTTTTGAATTGTTCTTTACTATGTGTTATCTTATTTTGTAATTCTCCATCATAAATTCGTTTAATTGTTTCTTGATATTTAGCAAATTTGGGAGAATTGCTTAAAATATCAACTTCTGTTAATTGCGATTTTAATGTTTCTGCTTGATTTAATAAGTTATAAGCGTAACCTACATCAGAAGGTAAACCTTCAAAACCTTTAAAGTTATCAGGTTTTGCGGAAGGTAAACTTGCAACACCTGAAGCATTTTCACTAGGAGTTAGTTTAGAAACTTGAAAAGGAACATAGGTGTTTGGAGCAGGAGCATCTCCAAAAACAGTCGTTGTTACAGTACCCCCACCCTGTAGTTTTTTAATCTTTCTATATTTATCTATATCAAACTGCATCATTTTATTAATTTAGATAATATTTTATTGATATTACGCATATATTCTAAATCTTTTTTCACATCAATTTTATACTTTGCATATTTGTATTTATTGATTTCTTTCATTTGACTATCGTATAACTTACCTAAACGTTTTCTTTCTGCAATTTCTTCTTTTAACTTTGTTTTATTCTTAGCTAATGCTTTTTGTTCAACTAAAGTCAAAGAACCTCCTCTTTTAACAGACCTTCCTTTATTATTAGGTGTTATTAATTTATTAAAAAAGTTTCCTAAACCTGCCATATCATATTGCTTTTTCATAAATTCAGTTTGTTTTGCAACATCTATTTCATTATCATCTATAATCTGACTATGGCGGTCAGAATATTGTTTTTGTAAAGTTAATAACTCTTCTTTTTCGGTATCTGTTAAAGTTCCAGATAACTCTTTATTTTGTAGGTTTTTATAGTTTGAGTCGTTTTGAATATCATATTGTAACTTTGTTAATTCGTTTTGTCTATTTTCATTTAAGGTCATTTCGTTTATTTCTTTTGCTTTTTGAGCTTCTGTCATAAGATTGGTTTGATGTTCAGCAGTCTTTTGACCTAGACTCGCTCTTAAAACTTGGTCTTGTATTGCTCTATCAGCTGTCAATTTTCTTTGTTCTTTTGCTAATTTATTTTTATAATTAGCTTCTTCAAGAGAATTATCAAATTCTGTTTTTTGAACATTATTTCTAAATCTATCTTTTTCGGCAGCACCTAACCAAGATTGTATTTTAGTTGCATTGTCCGCAGATAATGCTTGATTAGTTGCTTGAGTATTGGTTGTTGCAGATAGTGCTAGTGCTGCATTTAAAGTAGGGTCAGAACTCTTATTAAAAATATCTGTTGGTGTTTTAGCTCGTTGTTCTGCGGTTACTAAAGCAGGTTCGATATATTCAGGATTTCTTTTTAAATTTAAATTTATATCTGTTCCTTTTTTACTTTTAATTAAATCTGAAATTTTAGCAATTCTTTCTCTATCGATAGGGTTACCGTTATTCAGTATATTTCCTTCAATACCTTCTTGTTTTGAAATACCTTTACCTCTTTTTGTTTTTTGGTCAAAGCCTTGATCATCTTCATATTCGATAGAGTCTGTAGGAGAATTAATCGCTAAGGGTTTAAAATTATTAAGACTTTCATTTGCTTTAAATAACGCTCTATTTAAAGCATCTTGATTCATTCTTTCAATACTTATATCAGAATCTTTTGGTTTTTCAATATCGTTTAAAGAAGTAGGTAAAACGTTTTGTTTTAAACTACCGTTAGGGTTTCTTTCATCTCTATTCAATAAATCAGTATTAAAATCAACGTTAGTAGAAGCTTCTTCAAACTTTCCAGTAAGAGGATTAAATCTTTTCAAAAGCTGTGGTTTAAGGCTCAAATCAATTTTACCAATCCCATTTTGAGCCTTTATATACTTTCCCTTTTTCATGCTCCCTCCATGAGCGAGTCTTGTAAAAAGGTTTCCACCTTCTTTAAACATACCTAGAAAATTTGAAAAATCGCCTTTCGGTATGTCCTTTATGTTTTTAGAGGTCGGTTTTAATTTTTTACTTTTTAAATATGCTTCTTGTGCTTCTTTTAAACTATTAAAACCTTTTTTCTTTAAAGCGTCAAAAGTAGGTAGATTGTTTCCTGGTAGTTTTTTAACCGTTGAAGAATTTTTTGTTAAAACATCTGTTTTCAATATTTTAGCTTTATTCGTCAATCCTGTAACGAACTCTTTTATCTTTTCAACGTTACCTGATTTTACAACAGCTTCAAAACGTTTTTGTAATGCTGGACTTTTAGAAATGAGAACCTTTGCTTTATTAAATAACTCAGGTGCATCAATACCTAACTTCTTCATAACTTTACCTAATAATTTTTGTCCTGCCCAACCTCCAACAAGGTCACCTACTGCTGACATAGCATCCATACTTAATTCTCCATCTATATATTCATCTCCGTAAATCATTGAACGACCGGTCATATTAATACCGTTTATAATTCCTGATGTAACTCTTCCGGGTAAACCTAACATTGATACAGTACCCGCAGCGTTTTTAATAGTTCCGCTCTCATCAGCAGCAACGTAACCTGCAAGCCCTCCAAGAATAGGAACCGTTATATTTCCAAGTTTTGAAAAAATAGCAGCTCTATCACCATACGACATATTTTTATAAGTGTCCATGAGAGTAGTTTTATCTTTTGCCTTAACGTTTTTAACTGTTCCTTTATCTGTTTTTAACATTTCAGCGTTTCCATCAGCTACAGAAGTAAAACCATCTCTAAAATCAAAAGCACCGTTAGGCTTTAATGGAACATAAGGTTTAGCTTTTAATGATAATTGATACTGCGCTCCATATTTTTTCCATGCAAGATTAGTTAAAGGTCCACATTTACCATCAACACCGTCTTTATTTTGCCCATAACTACCTAAAGATTTAGGATAATTTTTACTCATCCATTTTTGAAAAGATACAACATCTGTTAAATCTTTAGGACAAGGTTGTCCTTTACCAGTACCACCACTTTTAGGAGTTTGCTTTTTCTCTTCCGTTTTTGTTTCTGTTGTTGAATCACTTTCAGTCAATCCTGTAATACAATTTACTGGTGCACCACTTACATCATAACACTTACCTTCGTAAAGTTCTACATTTTTATTTACGCCTTTACAATTAACAGTATACAGTCTTCCTTCGTAAACGGTTTTTTTATCAGGACAATCTTCTTTTTTAGGCTCTTCAGTTTTTTTAATTTCACTTTTTTTCTTATCGTCAAAGTTTCGTATCTCATCCATTAAAGCACCTAAACCCTTAGATGTTTTATTATAACCTTTACCAATTCCACTTAATCTTAATTCACCTTGATTAGTGTTCATACCTGTTTGTGTTGTACCTCCTCCTCCAGTTTCAACTTTAAAATTACCCTGTTCGTTGATTACATAAGTATCGTTTCTTTTGACACTTTCTTTGAACGCTTTAGATTTGGTTAATTTGTTAAATGCTCTAGCATCATCTGGAGATAACGCTAATATTTCTCTAGCTGTTATTCTTACTTCTTTAGGTTGATTAGTAATAACATCTTGTTTAGCTACATCACCTCCTCCTGATAAACGAATAATTCTACTTCCTTGCTTTCGTATATCTTCATAATCTTTAGAACCTTCGTATTCAGGGTTATAAGGTTTCATTATAATACGAGTTACAGAACTTTTAACTTTATCCTCATAACAATCTTTCATAAACTTATGTATTTTTTCTAAATCGTCTTCATATCGCTGTTTAAGTATCGCAGAGATAGCTTTTTCACGAATAAAGTTAGGTAAATCGTCTATTTCTTCATCTTCAATACAATCTTCAATATATTTAGATTTGTCAAATTCTGTTTCAATAATAAGAGAATCTAAAGCTTGAATTGTCATTTGGTCGACTTTCCCTGTAAGTTCTACACTTAACTCTTCTTGTAAGTCAAGTATCTCAGGGATTTCACCTTTATTTAGAAGTGTTTCTTTAGCTTTCATATATAAATAATATTTTATTAATAGCGTGATTGAGACATAAATATAACAAAAAAAGCTATATCAACTGACATAGCTTTTAAAAACAGAAAATAAAAAGTGTTTATTTATTGCATATATAATAATTATAAAAATCTTTTGCTGTCCAAGTTTCCCAATTTTCATGTCCAAATAAATAAGCAATTGCTTCTGAACAATAAGTTCTCTTCCAAGTTTTTTTTGATTTTGCACCTATCCAAAGATGTTTACCAAAACGTTTAGCAATTTGATAAATAGGTTGATGTAATAATAACGCTAAAAAGTTATAAGGTGTTCCTATAATTGATTTTAGCTTACGATAAAAATCATCAGGAAGTTCTTTATTTTCAATTAATAGCACTTTAATATTTTCTTTTTTTACTCTTTTGATATAATCTTTAACTGAGTAAGTAGGTTTAAAACCATGAAATACTGATTCATAAATCCAAAGTTCTCCTTTAGATTCATTAAAAGCTACAACCGCAACATGATGATACTCACATTGTGTAAACCAACGAATGAGTTGTGGAACAATTTTATTGTATAAAGTATCTGTTGGTTTACTTACTAAAATAATTATACCTTCTTTCATATATTATTAAGTAATAACAATTGAAAAACCTCTTGTAGCTAATATATCATTTAATTGCTCTAATTCAGCATTTGTTAACGGTGTAGGTAACATATCTTTGACGGCTTGTAAAGCAGGTTTTAATCTTTTATCCCATTGATTTGCACCAAAGCAATTCATTAGTAGAGCGTACATTCCAGCACCTTGAGAAGTGGCAATTACAGATAAAGCTCTTTCAAAGAAAGTTTCAGGAAAACTGTCAATTAATTCAACAAACTCTAAATCATCTTCTAAACCTTTCCAATCTTGTTTAGCTTTTATTTCTTCTCTTGTTAATGCTCTTTCCCATGCTAAAACTTTTCCGTCGGGCTGTCTTTCAAAAATAAGCAGTTTGGGGTCTAAGTCGCTTTGCACGATAACTGTTTTAAAATTTAGCCTTTCTGCTTGTGCTTCCGCATCTTGCAAGGTTGGAAAGCCTCCCCAGTGTCCTTCCTTTCCAACTGTGTCTTTTACTATGTAGTGCATAATTAATTAGTATTTAATTTTATATTTATTTAAATAAAACCTTTATAAATTTTTGCAACCGTTCCCGTTTTAAAAGTTAGTCCTATTAAATTAATTTGTGTAATGTTAGCGCTTACTGCCCATCTGTCAGGTGCAACAGCTCGACGATGAATAAATCCCGTCTCATCTGAAACCTGTGCAATCGACTCAACACTAGCGAATAAACTGTTTTTAGGGTTTCTTATGTAGATGATTGAGAATCCCCCTCCGTTTAAATGTGAAGCATATCCCGCATTCCTAATTGAATCGCTGCCTATTCCTGTTTTTGTTCTATAATTGTTTGCTCCGCTATCATTATTAAATCTTAATCTAAACGGAGAGATATTAGGAAAACTACATCGTACATTTTGTAAAAAAATAATATATGCTTCACCTTCTTCTAGCGCATTCCCGTTTAAACCTGTAAAATCAATTTGTGCTGAATCCTGAGTTAACACTCCGTTATTGTTTGGAGAACTTGCATCTGGATAACCGACAAAAGTCCAGCCTCCACCACCTCCGCTTCCGTTGGCTGCGTTGGTTATCCTCCCTTGTGCATCTACTGTAATATCTGCATTTGTATAGCTCCCCGCTGTTACTGCGGTGTTGTTTAAAGCAATTACTGGATTGGTAGGAATAGTTTTATTTACTGCGATACCTGTTCCTTCAGTAACATCGTTTAAACTACTTGAAGGTGTTGTAAAAGAAACTCCACCAACACCGTCTGCGCTTAATACATCTCCTGAACTCGCTCCAGTTGAATCAATAGATAACGTTCTATTACTCGTTAAATCTCCTCCTCCTGCTAACGGGGCAGTTGTATTAATTTGTATAGAAGCATCGGCTAAACCTACAATACCCACTTGTGTTAAATACCGTATCTCTATATTATCTCCAGCAGTAATTAAACTAGCTATGGTTGCTGACCAAGTAACTCTACCGTTTAAAGGGTTGGTTAACGTAAACTCTTGTGATATAAACTGTTGTGCAAGACCTTCAACAACTACTTCTACTAATCCAGCAGCTTTATTTGATAAGTCAACATAACCATCTGTAATATTTCCTGCGGATAAAGTAAAATATTCCGTTACTAAATTAGAAGATTGAACATCTGCTAAAGCATTGTCTATACCTGCTAAATGAGAGGTTAATTCAGTAACTAGTGTTACTTCAGAAGGTGTGATATTTCTTGTATAATTAGAAGGTACGTAAGTAATATCAACAATATCACCATCTATAATATCAGAACCACCGGTAACGTGAGAGTCTGCGTGTAATTCAGGTGTTACAGAATTAGGTACTACACTAAGAGTATCACCTACAATCTGAATTGTTGTTCCATCAACATTTACATCAATTGCGTTTACATTTTGAACAAGTCCTGCGCCAAAAGTAGTAGCTGTAAATTTATCAGCAGAAATAGTTGCAGAAGCTATTTTAGCTCCTGTAATACCTAAGTCTTTAAGTTGTAGATTATCTGTTACAATTTCAATGGTTACATCGTCAACATTAACATCAATCGCATTTGTCGTTCCGTTTAAAGAAACACCTTTTCCTGCAATAGTAGCATCTAACGCCGAAGAAGGAATAGATTCAACTTGTAATTGTCCTGATACGTTTTCTGTAATAGTAACACCGTCTATTTTAACACCAACACCGTCAGTAGTTACTGAAATGGCAGTAGCAATATTGGCTGAACCTATATTATCCGAAACTACTGTTAAAGCTGTTCCTGAACCACCCGAAAGACCGTTTCCAGCTATTGTTGAAGCGACTCTGAGGTTATCTGAACCATCATCTTCTAAACCAAATCCTGCAATATCGGTAGGTTCTAATGTAAGTTCACCTAAATCAAATTTAAGTCCTCCTGCGGTTTTTAAACCTACCGTAACAGTATTGGCACTAATGTCAATACCGTTACCACCTACAAGATTAGAAGAAGAATTAAAAAATGTGAAAACTATAGGGTCAACATCTAATGTAGTTATTTGACCTGTTTGAACGTAAAACTTTCCCGCATTATCCGTTCCTTCTTGAATAGCGATGTGAGCATTTGTTATTTCAGCTTCAGTATTAGCATCTGCACTTCTTGACCATACTCCTGCGGAAGCTACATAAATTCCGTTTTGCGAAGCTGTAGTTTGATTTTTAACTAACACTCGGTCTCCATCTTCGAGTACGATTCCATCTATTGTTTGAAGCCCTGAAAGGGTAATATTATTTGTAGTAGCGACTCTAGCAGCTTCTTTTGCGGAAAGTCCTTCTAAAGCAGCTTGTAGTTGGTCAAAACGAACCGCATGAGTTGATTGCGTTGCAATAGTAGGAAGATTAATCATCTCAATAAATTGTAATTCATTGGATGTATCTAACTTAAACAAATCAGTTGTTCCACCTAATTGCAACTTGGCTCTAAACTCTTGGTTATTAAGCAATAATATCTTTTGCCCATCTACTTGGTCGTTACCAATGTACTTTTTAATGATTGTTGACATAGTTCGTTTTTAAGTTTGTTAAATATAATAGAGTCTAAGTTATTTACTCAGACTCTATCTATACGGTTTATGCTGTCAAATAAGTAACTTGAATCACATTACCTAATTCAAGTGCTTCAGTTCCTGATGATAGACCACCTGCAAAAGTTAATATGTTAGTAGCTATTGTATAATCAATTCCTTGTAATTGTGCACCACCTCCTTGTACCATTAATGTAGCAATTGCGTTTAAAGGTGTTCCTGAAAGAGTTACAAATCCGTTTACAATATCACCCGCTGTAAGAGTGAAAGTTTGTTGAATTTGACCACCTACAACATTATCTACTTTAGATTCTATTTTTTCAATTGCTTGTTGAACAGTATCACCTACGGTAACATTACCTGTTGCAATGCTTGAGTCATAAACGGTAGAAATTAAGAATGTCTCAGCATCTACGACGGTAGTATCAATTTCAGCTTCTTTAATCCCATCTACGGCTACCGTAATACCTGTTGCTGACTGAGTTAATGAAACACCATCAATTAATAAATCAAGTTGTCCACCAGTAGACTGTAAAGCTCGATTAGCGACTAAATCTATAGATACTGTACCAGAAGTTATATCAATACCATCACCTCCTGTTAAAGCGATTGTAGTAGTGTCTAAAATAAGTTCACCTGTAGCATTATAACCAATAGCCACTTGGTCAGGTAATGCTGTAGCAGAGTAATCGGCAAGACCTTTGATTCTTAACTGCCCCGTGCCATCACTAGCTGTTAATTCTAATCCTGAATTAGTCGCTAAATCTATATCAATGTCTGTACCTGAAGTAAGCGTGATACCATCTCCACCTGTTAAAGTAGTAGAAGAATTAAAAAATACAAATATAATAGCATCCGTTTCTAAAGTGGTAACATTACCCGTTTGAACAAGAATCTTACCTGCGTTTGCAGTACCTTCTTGTACGGCTACTAAAGCACCGTTAATTTCATCTGTAGGAGTAAGAGAATCAAAATCATCAGCTCTCACCCAAGCACCTGTTGCCGCAGTATAAATACCGTTTTGAGATTGCGTTGTTTGGTTTTTGACTAAAACTCTATCTCCAGCTACGGTTAAAATACCGTCAATAGTCTGTAAACCTGAAAGTGTAATATTTTCAGTCGTAGCGATTTTTACAGCTTCTTTAGGTTTTAAACCCTCTAACAGTGATTGAATTTGTGAAAGAATTACCAAATCGTTAGCGTTGACCGCAGGAGATGGTGATTGAGGAACACTTAAGAACTGAATAACATCAGCAGTTGTTAATTTAAGTATTTCAACATCCGCACTATCAGCGTTGTTTCTTGCTCTTAATGCGCCATCATTACTTAATAATATTTTTGATTCGTCTATTGCATCTGTGGCAATAAACTTTTTTCTAATTTGAGACATTTTTGTGAACGTTTAATCTAATGAAAGTTGTTATTGGTACGTAATATAAATTTTATCTCCTGCCACAAGTACCCCATCTAATCCTAAACCTGACCACGAAATAGTATTTAAAGATACTATAAAATCATCACCGTAGAATTGTCGAATGCCGTTTTTAGGAAATATTTCTGTTCTTGTAGGACTATTTACTGTGAACGTTAAATTTAAACTTTTAATCGCTTCTTCTAAACCCGTAATCACTCTAACCTCTTCAAACTTCTGTCCAGCGTTAATAAGTTTTGTATCAATACCTTTTAAATGAGCTACTAAAGCTTCTAAAGTCAATCCTTCGGTATTTATATTATCTCTAATATAATTGGTAGGGATATACGTTATGTGAATATTATCACCGTCGATTACGTCAGAACCTCCTATAATATGATTTAACGCATGAATAGTTTCTCCTTTTAAAGCAAGTTCTTGTGCTATTTTAAAAGAAGACCATGTAGTTACCGAAGTTATAATTGAATCATTGATTTCAGAAGAACTCAAAGAGGGTAAAAACGAAATAGGAATTAAACCATTACTATCTAACGGTACTACTCCATTAGATTGACCTTTTTCAGTGATTGGAATAAACGCTCCACCAGAAAATGATGTAATAGGTAAAAGATATTGTCTATCAAATCTACCTGATTTATCAGTAATTACAAGAACTTTGTCGTTATCAACGTCAAATATTGAGGTTCTTTTCTCTAATGAATCGGTATCAAATAATCTCTCCATGTTACTAATATAAGCATTACGCAAAAACAATCACTATAAAATCTTCTCCAATTGCAGGAATATAGCCGAAATCAACTGTAAATTGAGTAACACTTAAAACCGTATTACCGGTATATTGTATTTCTCCAGTTAAAACACTTCTAATTACAGGATTAGAAATATCTTCGGTGTTTAAAGTATGTGTTATTGTAAATATGTCATTTACTCCGTTTCCATTAATGACAAAGATTTGTTTTAAACCTCCGCCAGTACTAGATTTTAAAATTAAATCGGTATCAAATATACCGTTTCTATACCAATATTCTTCTGTATTTACAAGTACCGTTAAACCAATACTTCTAAAGGCTTGAGGTATAGTAGTGTTTACTTCTGTGATAGAGGTATAAGGTGTATTATCGAATCGTAAATATTTAGCATCTAATGCTTTAGGACTCGCTGAATAAATATTATCATTAAGATTTATAGCCATTAGTTTCTAATTTGCATTACAGGTGTACTATTTGTTGTTGTAGTGGTTGCGAAATTACTAACATATATTTCATAAGTAACATTAGACCATAATGAAGAAGGAGAGTTAGTAACTAAGTTAACAGGTAAGGCAAATAAATCTGAACCTCCGCCTATTGAACCTTGGTTTAAAGTATCTACAAACCATTGTGTTTTTAAAGGTGCAGAATTAGGAACAGCAAACCATAAATATTCTATATCGGCATTAAAAGTGATATTCAACGTACCGTTAGATGAACTTAGCACTTTAGTTCCTGAATTAATTAAAGCTTGGTCTATCACAGGTAATGTAGCGGATGTTCCAAAGAAATAAGGATAAATACCTTGTACAGAAAAGGTGTTGGATTGTATTTGTAAACCATTTAAGTCGTTAATTGCTCTTGCTACATAAGATTGAGTAAAAGGTAGTTCAGTATCTATACCTACTATATTTAACACTTCGTTTCCATCATTTGCCAAATTCATTGATAAAATCACATTCGCCGAAGTATCTACTAAAGAAACAGTATTCAATCTGACGTTTTGTGAATTACTGGTAGACCATATAAAGTTTTTAGCTCCGTCAAAAGTCACACCCACCTCTATTAGTTGCGATTGACCTTGAATAGAAAATGAAGAAAAAGTTGGCGGTAAAGAAGGTACTAAAATACGTTCTAGTATTTCTGATACCGTTAATCCAAAAATATTAGAACCTGAAGGTAAACCACCTACTGTAACCGTAGTAGGTGAAGCTTTTTGATAAATATCGTTACCACTACCTGTTCCAATTAATTCAAGAACTGACAACATATATTGCTTATCAAAACGACCGGCTTTATCTGTAACAACAATTACTTTGTCATTAACAACATCAAAAATATCGGTTCTTTTTTCTAAACCGTCAACATCAAATAATCTATGCTGTCTAGCCATTTTAACTGTATTAAATATTTGGTAAATTATCAGTATATGGGATTAATAAGCTACTGTTTTTAATTCCTTCGTTTAACGTGATTTGATTTTCTTTCATCTCTACTTGAGTAGTTTCTAAAGCTAAATCAACTTTATTCACTAAAGAGTTTGAACCAATGCCTACATTACCTCCAGAAAAATCATCAACTCTGCCAATCATACCTGTGAGTATCGCTGTTCCACCCGTTCCAGTAATTCTAAAAACATCTCCACTTGTGCTATCTAAAACGATAACTGACCCAGCGACTAAATTTCTTGCAAACATATTTCCAGAGTATCTTCTAAGAGAAACAGTAATACCTGAAACAGAAAGAAAATTAATAAGAGGTAGAGAAGCTCCTCTCCCACTATAACAATCAATAAATTCGTAAAAACCTACAGAGGATATGTTAACAGTAACAATTGAACAATTGTAAAAAATACCCGCTGGGATAGTTGTAATATTCGCAGAAGTTAAAGTTCTTCCTAAAACACAGTCTCTAAAAGTAACGAATCTATTTAACGTAGCTGTTCCTACGCCTGATATATACGCATTTTCAAATTCTGAATCAGTTATATCTTGATTACCTAAGTTTATAGCATAGCCTGTTCCTTTAAATTTTTTACCTATACATGATTGTGAAAGAGTAAAAAAGTTTCCAGAAGTAACTTTTATAGTTTCAATGCCTTCATTGTCAGATTTAGTAATAACATCTGCAAGGTTGTTAAATGGATTACTGTTTGTACCGTCACCATTAACAGAGGCTGAAGGATTAAAGTAAATTACTTTGTTTAAAAGTCCATTATCAGTAATAATTAAATCCGTTTCTTTAAGACCACTCCAATTTATACTTCCTTGACCTAATAAAGTAGAACCATCAAAAAAACGAACCCCGTATACACCTAATGGTGCAGTAGGCATATCTCCAGAATAAATAGCTAAAGAACCAGTGTCTTCAGTACAAGATATATCCAAGCCTACTTGAGTTCCTGTTGCGTCATATACTCTTGCTATAACTGTAAGCCCTGTTTGACTTAGGTTTCCGTAATAGTTTAATTCGTTAGCCATTTTAAAATATATTAATCACCTAAAAATAAAAAAACATTTATTGATAATGTTCTTGGAGTTATGTCAAGTTCTTCTTGAGTAATATTACCATTTAAACTTTCGGTTGTAATTGTATGAGTATGACCTCCTGCTACGGAAGTATTAAAAGTAGAAGTACTTTGACCACTAACTCCCACACCTCCTATACCGTTTACATCTCTGTTTTGAGTTCTTCTCGCATAAGAATGAACATGGTCTCCAGATCCATTAGTAGTACCGCTTAATGTTACATTGGGTAAGTTATCTCTATTTATAATTTTAGAGTTGCTACCAAATACTTCACCGATTGGATTAGTATTTTGTTGTAGAAAAGAATTTGTTGCGTTCGGTAATGCGGAAAAAAAACCTATACTGATAGCAGCATCTCTTTGAGTAGGTGTTAACCCATCAGTTAGTAGATCAAAAGGTCTACCGTCTAATTTTATCCAACCGTTATGATCAGAAGTCTGAAATCCGTATTTCACATCTCCTATAATTTGAGGAGATACTACTTTAGAAATTGGAGTAGCTACCATAATTAATCAAATCTATGGTTAATATCAGCTAAGTAAACACCTGCGGCTACACCTTGTCTTATCACCATTTGAGAATAGTCTACAAAGAAAGTAAGCTCTCCCATTTTATTTTCTTCAAGGGTGTCTTCTGTTGCTCTAACACCTGTTGTTTTATCTACTGTAAAAGTATCTTTTATATGAAGATTTTTTACTACTCTTGGATTAAATCCCCAAGCCTTAGTCATTTCAACATCCGTATAATGTCTTACATCACAAGTAACTATAACTTCAGCTATTTCATTATCGTTATCATAAAAACATTGTAACATTGCTGATTTTACTTGTCGATAAATAGGTGGATTGAACTCAACCCCGTTTTCTTTTAAATTTGAGATAGTCTGATTAATTATCATAATTTTAATTAGTTCTTGAGGTGATTAAATTTGTTAAACTGACCCCATTGAAATTTCTATAAATACTATCTTGATTATAGATATAAGGGTCAGGTACAAATCTATAAACAGTTTCTTTTTGATTATCATATTGAATCACAAGTCCTCCTGTAATTGAAATTTGAATTGAAGGTTCATAATTAGCAACATATTCAATCCATGTAGTATCATTATCAATAGTTTGTGTTTCACTAGATAAAAAGTATTCAGGGTTATTTTTTAAATAAGTAGTAAGATTACCTCTAGTACTTCTTACTCTAAATATCAAAGCATAGTCTTCTCCATTAGTATCTGAAGTATTAATTTGCCAATTTGGTGGAGTGTCTATAGGGTTAAATGTTGCAAAAACAGGATTACCTAACGTATCTTCAACACCTACTCCAGTAGGGAAAAGGTCTCCACCTAATTTAGAAAGATTTAAATCAGCTCCTTGAAAACTATCTCTTATTATTTCAATTCCTGTTTGCACCGCAACACTTCCTGATAAGGTATCTCCTATAATTATTTCATATATAGTGTATGTAACAATTTGTGTTTTTAAAAAAATCTTCTAATTCAGGATACTCTCGTCCTACTAAATCTAACTTTCCAGTAAATATGTTATACTTATACTTGTTTGACATTTTGCAGGTTTTTTAAATTTTAGTTGTATAATTTATAGAAAATTTCATTTACGATGCTGTTATACTTATAGGTTTATTATCAATATTCCATGTATAAGTCTGAGTCAATACGGTAGAAGCTCCTTGATTATACTGTATTGTTTCAGCATTATCTGTTGAACCACTGGGATTTCCAACCGCAACACCTGTATAATAAGTAGTTACTTTACTGTTACCTACAATCAAATCCCAATTTTCTAAAATATGTCTATCGTTTAAAGCTTCAATTGTTGTTTTAATAGAGTCGATATTTAAAGCAATTGCAGTAATATCTGAAGCAGATTGTGTGGTATTACTCGCTGTTGTTTGAGTGTTTGTTTCAATATCTACAAGTATAGGGTATGACTCACCTTCATTTGTCGTTAATTTAACCCAAATTTGCGACAATAAATCGTTGGTTCTATCTAATTGTTGTATTGTTGCCATACGTTTTTATTTTTGCTACACCCACAATCTTCGTCAGTGTGTTTTGTTTTTTTTGTTTTCATCCGAATATTTCAGGCGAGTTAGTGTATGATGTTTCAATCGTTTGTTTAAAAGACTTAATATAGCTTATAACGGTCTCTGTCAACATTAAAGAATCTTCATCAAGTTCAATACTTACAAACCCTAAAGGAATCGATATACCTTTGTTTGTTTTAACGCTTATTATATTATGAGAATTTTCAATTTTTTCAGAATCAATTATAATTAAAAAAATAACGTTGATTTTAGTTTTTGAATTAAGAATAAGATGTCTTATATATTCAAATTCAGTATTCTCATCAAATATGGTAATTGTTTGATTAACACAATAATTTATAATTGGATATAAAGTAGACAGTGGTTTATTTTGATAATTACTTAAATGTCTATCTACAATATTTCTACAATCTTGATGTCTCCCTGAATAATTTTTAAAAAACTTAGCTGTTCCGTTATGGAATATATATATCGTTATTCTAAAAGCGTTTAAATAATCTCTAAGCTCCTTTAATGTATCACTTAGGTAAATAACATCTTTTATTAACGGAGTTTCAGTTTTCAATCTTTGAATTTCCATCTCTGAAAAAGCTGCAACTTTAGAATTTCTAACTTTAGCTTCTAATGTCAATTCTTCTTTTTTTAAATGCCACCAATGTTTTAACACATCCGTTAAAAAAGAAAATAATAGTTTTGAACCGTCTCTTAAAAAGAAAATTATAATACCGATAAATGTAGTATAAAGGAGTATAAGCTGCCCATCTAGTTGCTTTATAATCTCCTCCATACTATCTAGTAATCCATCATTCCACCGTAACCCATTTTTTCATCTGTAGGCATTTCTTCCATTGATTCTTCTTCCATAGAAGCTTCTTCACCTCCACCTGCTATTTCTACTAGCATTACGCAAACTTGCATAGCCGTTTCAGGATCTTGCTCTTCCACTGCTTGCATTGCCATATTTAAGATGTCCATCATAGGGTCTTGAGCTTCCGCAGCCGCAGGTTCTCCTGATTCTATCAACTCCCCTCCTTCTTGACGTAATCCTAGCACTCTAGCTGGGATTACAACTTTATTTGTGTTTCTATTATTAAACGTAATCATTATCGTTGTTTTTATAGGTGACTGTATAAATTAAATATACAAAAAATTAAATTTCTTTGTCTCTTTTCTTTTGTTTCATTCTTTCTTGATAAACGAACTTACCTAAAGCTAAAATATCTCGATTATCTCCATCACTTGCTTTTTCAGCTAAATCTAAAATCTTTTTTGTTGAAACTCTTGAAAATACAATTTCTCTACCTCCAAGTTTCATTTGAGGTTGACCGTTATGGTCGAGTAATAATAATCTTGCCATATCCCAATTTTCTTTAGGTTGTTCTAATTCGGGTTGTTTTCTATAATCAACGGTTATTTCTTCCCCTTTTACTAAATCTCTAAGACTAAATAAATAACGGTTATTGCCTATTTTAAATGATTTACAATTAGGAAAAACTGAATGATTATGAAATTTACCCAATTTAGTAATACGAGTTAATTTATTACCTTCTAAAGTGTGAGCAAGACCAAGACATATTCCTTTTGGTACATCTTGGTCTATAAAAACACCTTTTCCTTGTATTTCAGAATCGCCAATGTAAAACATATTACAGAGATAATCTTGACAATCTTTCTAAATTGTTTTTATAAACCGCGTCACCGATTAAATCTTGCATATTATTATAAATCCAATCCGCATTTTTATCAGCGATTTTAAACATTGTTTCTCCAATGATAGAACCACCTAATCTCCTCATTCGTAATTGCCCACCTAAAGCCATTACCGCTTGATTTCTACGTTCCGCTTGTTGAGACATCATATCTCCCATCATATTCATCGTATTAGGATTCTGCATAACGTTTCCTACAGCACCCATAATACCTCCCATATTAAAAGAAGGTACAGCTTGACTT